ATGGCAAATCACCATGACGAGGACGAGCAGGTCATCTTCCGCATGTTTATCACGCGGGGCGGTAAAAGGATCTACCGCAAAGATGGCCGCCCCTGGAAGATCGTGATCCGCACCAAGAAGTAAGCGGGTAGATCGAGCAGCATCCAGAGGTAGCAACACCCAACAGCGGAGAGGGCCAGCCCTCTCCGCTTTTTCTTGCCTGCTACCGGCTACGCCGCCTGCTCAATCAGGTCGAGCACATGCTCCGCCCACTTCAGCTGCAGCACAGGTGCACCACTGCCATGTCGCTTTGACGTGTCGAAGAAGCGGAAAAAACCTTCCGCCGCAGGCAGCGGACTCCAATCATCTCCCTGCTTCGCCTGCAACCCCGCTTCCGCCAGCAGCAAATTGAGCTTGCGCCCGCTGATGCCGATGCGTTCACCCAACTGCGTTGGCGTGAAGAATGGCATCTGCTGCTCGGCCTCAAGGTGGGTGTGGCCCAACAGCTGCATGACATTCATGCCCGTCAGGCGATTAACCGCTTGATTCGCCGAGATAGCCGCGGCATTACGGTCTAGCCCTAGAGCGCGCGCGGCCCGGACTGCAACCGGGATAAGCTTGAACGCCTCCAGCTCCGGCTTGGCAGTCATCGCCACTACATAGCCGCCAGTTTTCCGAATGGATGGCAACACATCCTCAAAAACCCAATGCTCAAACGCCTCAGCAGCTGGCAACGAGCTACTGACGATGAGACGCAACACATCAGGCTCTGCCAGTACGCGGACTTCTTGCACCCCACCTGCCGTCTGAAGGGGGTGGCGTTTTGCCACCCCCTTGCAGTGTTGTTTCAATGCATTGGCATGATCGGCATAACCCAGCGCCTGGCAAACGTCCTTTCCAACAAACCACACTTCACCCTGAGCGTCCGTAATCACTCGAATCGAACGGCCATCAAATTCAAAAGGAACAAGCTGCATGTGAAATCTCCTAGCGATGGCGTTGGTGCTGCCCATAGTTCTTAGCCATGCGAACAGCCAAGCCGTTCTATTTACGATTTCTCTAATTTAGGTAAAATACTCGACCCCACTCAGCCATGCGCCGCCGACATCGTCGGGGCGCACCAGCCAGGTAGTACAGCAATCGCCCTCACACCTACGGTGAGAAGTTACTAGCAGGAAAACAATGCGAATCACCATGCTTCTTCTTCCGTTGGCACTTGCCAGTTCCACCCTGGCAGCCAATCCATTCTCACTCCCAAGCTCAGCGCTTAACGCTGCAAATCATGCGGTTGATGAGACAGTACGCATGCAGTTGCGTCCTGCGCCAATGCAACTTGACCCATTCAAGTTCACTCGGCAGCAGGACAAGGAGATCAAGAGCGAGCATCGAGCCAAGGCCTCACCCATCGCAAGCGAACCCGCCCAAGAAGCAGTAATAAACCAACCGGCTAAGTAGACTTTCTCATCGAGTCGATCATTCGAGCCTTCTCGGCGCTGCCGGCCGAACTGCCGAAGTAATACTGGATGATGGAGCCGAACGCCGCGCCCAGCGCGCCAACCAGCACCAGCAGCGAGTCCCGGCCGGTCGGCGGTAGCTCTTGGAAAATCATCAGCGCCATAATTGCGAAGAAGCCGGCGACGACGACGCCGGCCAGCAGCCGCGGCGTAATATCGCCGGTTTTAATCTCGCGTTCGCGCGCGCTGGCGCGGTCGCCGGCGGCAATCGCCTCCAGGGCCTGCTGATTCCGGAAACCGAGCTCTTGCATTTTCGCCGAGAACTGCTGGTCGGCCTGTTTGATGGCCAGCATCTGTTCCGGCGTCGCGCCGGATAGGGCCTGCGCGACCGCCTCCTCGGTTTTCTCCGGCAGGCCGATCGCGTCGGCCACCGCGCTTACCGCCATGCCACCCAGCGGACCGCCCAATGCAGTCCCGATCCACGGTGCCACAGCGCCCACGATTTGCTTCCAGTTCATCGTTGAGTTCTCCAGTTCGCGCGCTCGTAGTGCGGGAAGTCCGGGCTGCTCTTCCAGCGGCCGCCCCAGACCAGTCCGAGTTTTTCGCCGATCGGCCCGAGCCGCTGGTACAGCGCCAACTCGCGCCCGTTGGCGCCGGGTAGGTAGCGGCCTTGCTCGAACACGCCCACATCGAACGCTTCCGCATCGCCGCGTGGGGTTTCCGGCAGATCAGTGTTGTGGGCGGAGTTCGTCACCCAGGTCACCTTCGGCCCGGGCTTGGTACGCCCCTGAGCGTAGAGCGCGTCTTGCTCAAACTGCGGGCGCCAGGTGCAGGTGAAACGCACCTCCAAGTCGGGGGATGTCAATTTCAGCACGGCATTGGCCTGCACCAGGAACTGCAGCGCCGTCGCGCGGATGCTCTCATGCAGATCTGCGGGGTCTCGACTCGACATTCGTCTACTCCTAAAAAAATGGCCCGCACGTGGCGGGCCGAATGGTCAGTTGCCGGCATCACCGCCGGCTGGCAAAAACAGAGCATTTCAACTGCTCGGGATTACGATGCGTGCTCTGCCGTTTGTGCTGTACGGCCTATTCATAGCCGTAGCGCTCTATTTACTGGCGGGCTGGGGTGAGGAGAAAAACGACCCAGCAGCATGCGCGCCCGGGGCTGATCAGAAAATCGACCTACTCTCGCCCGCCTGCGTTGAGCAGAGGATTGAATCTCAGCTACAGGACTAGCGCGCCAGCGTGTCCGCCCGGCGCCGGAGCCATGCTTCCAGATACTGCGCCCCGAGGATGCCCAGGCCGGCGCCGATGCCGACGAGCGCCGGCAGTGGCAGGTTCGGGAATTGCATCAACGCACCCCCGGCCACCGTCGATGTGGCCCCGCCGAGAATGGCGCGGCCAACTGCCAGCCGGGTGGTAATCTGCTCATTGCTCACCAACAGCTTACCCAGCCCGATCAGCGCGCCCACCACCAGCAGGGCCAACAGCCCTTTTTCGTGTTCCTGCATATTGCCTCCCTATAACGCTTCATCACACACCGCCGGGCGCGGCCGGCCACACTATCTCATTCGGGAATGCAGACTGCTGAGGAACACGTGACAGCTCCACCCGGTAGCGTCGCCATGCTGTCAGCAGCCTGGTCTCGCTGGGAGTCGCCATGCCGAGATCCGCCGCGTCCTGCAGCGGCACAACAGCCGCGTCTGCCTGAGAGCGCCGGAAGGCAACCTCAGCCTCCGCGCTTGCCTTCTGCGCCGCTTGCCGCGCGGCGGCGTCCACCCCCCAGCCACGCCCATTCCAGACGCCAAACCGGGGCGGCTCCAACTCCGTGGCCCCCAGGCTTGCCGGCGTGTCGCCCAGCGCCGCAGTAATCCGCTGCGCGGTGGAAGTACTCCACAACGCCACCCCGCGCCAGTCTGGCAGCACGCGCCAATCTCCGGCTGAGTAGTGGCTCGGCACCGTGCCGTCGTCCGCGCGGAATGCCGCGGCGGTGCCGGTGGTCGCGGCCGGCGGCATCTCTTCGGCGGCCCAGGCCGGAATCAGATATACATCGCCGGCGTCGAGTGGCGAGCGCTGCGCAGTCGTTTCACCGGTGTATTCACCAGTCTGAGGGTGATATCCATAGACGGTTTTATTTTGCATGCTGGTCTCCTCAGAACTTGATGCACGCGAGCAGCGCAATGTTGCGGGGGCGGGTTTCGGATGCGACGCGCGGAGCTCCTGAAACCCCGGCAACAGTCCCGTCCGTCGCATCGATCGTCGCCTGCCCTGCGGAGTTGACGCCTGGCGATGGGAAAGTAACCCCCGCGCCAGTCGTCCAAACCTGGTTGACGTTGTGCCGATGCCCCTGGAAAGCGTCGTATTGCAACGTGCCGAAGCCGCGTCCGCTATCCACACCGCGTCCGGCATCCCAGCCCCGCACGAATTCGCCGCGCAGGTCCGGCAGATTGAATGTGCTGGAGCCATCCCCCGCGCCATAGGAGGTGCCGATAGCGGCAAATAGCGCGGCATAGACGGCGCGGCTGACCGCCGACCCGTTGGCTACGAGCCAGCCTGACGGCGGATTCGGCATCGCGAAATGCGCGACGACTCCAGGCGGCGCTGCAGCGGACACCTGAACGACCGTCGCGCCATCGGCAATGCCATAGCCCGCCAGCGAGGTCGGCTTGCCGGATGTGATCTTGCTCCAGTCATGCGCCGGCACGTCGCCGCCGCCCATCTGTCGGGCAGCAGTGACTCGACCACGATCATCAACGGTGACAATGCCGTATGTCCCCGCTGCCACACCGCTGAGGCCCGCGTCAGCCATAGGTATCCATGCACTCCAGTTTCCGGCGTTGATACGGCCGCGCCGCAGAACGGCACCATCCGTAGTAAATGCCTGCTGAAACACCCAACACGATGAGCTGGTTCCCCCGGCTGGAATATTGATTTGATTGGAAACCGTAATCACCACGCCAAACGGACTGGGCCGATTTGCGGTTTTGTCCCCGTACACAGCAGAACCTGACATGCTGATTGAATTGAGATCTGAAACAACGTCTACAGATATCCCTAGCGCGTATTGCATGGCCGCCGCCAACTGTGCCGCCGAGGCCCCATCAGTAATGCCATAGCCCGCCAGCGAGGTCGGCTTGCCGGATGTGATCTTGCTCCAGTCATGCCCCGGCACGTCGCCGCCGTTCATCTGCCGGGCAGCAGTGACGCGGCCTTTCACGTCCACGGTCACGACGCCATAGCTGCCCGGCGCCACGCCGGTACTGGCCAGCGCCAGCACGCCGGTGACATTGCCGCTACCGTCGAAGGTCACATTCCAGCTACCATCGCCGGTCATGGCGAAGTTTCGCGGCGTTTTCAGGCGATCCGCGTACTCGGCGACCAGTGCGCCAGATACCAGATCGTCGATTTGTTTTTTCAGCCAGCCTGTGCGGTTTGCTAGATCCTGCAGCGGCAGATTGTCCGGGCAGTCCGGCCCGCCAGTCAGCACCGCATTCGCCTCGAAATGCCGCACGCCGGCAGACCAGGACGGCGACTCACTCAATATTCCCATTTCCCCTCCTCATACCGAGCCGCGGGTGTAAGTACCGTCGCGCCGGGCGTACCCGTTGCGAATCAGCGCCGCGTCCGTGAAATTGATCTCGACCAAGTGGCAGCGCGCAGGAGCGACGCTAGCCAGCAGCCTTCGCGCGGCGGCTGCCTGTTTAATGCTGAGCTGCCGGGAGCATTTGATGCGGTACTCCGCCCAGTTGTCCTGGCGCTGCCCGCGCACCGCAAATCCATCACGCCGGAACGCACCGTCCCGCCGCCGCCCGGCGCGCCCCTCTTCAATCACGACCTCGCCCAGGCCCAGCATGCGGAAATCCTCGCGAATAGCAGAGGGCGTGCCCTTGATGCGATGCAGCCTGATCGCACCCTGCAGCATTGCTCGCTGGGCCTGCTCGGTTTCAGCAAGCTCCCAGCCGTCGTCGAGCAGGCTGTACTCTTCGGCCAGCAATGGCAGCAAAGACACATCAACCCGCTCGATCCATCGCACCAGGATGTCCTGAGGGTCAATGGCAGCCAACCGCGACGCCCACATGTCGGCCAATGCCGCAAACCGCTCATCGCCTGCCAGCACAGCCGGCAGATCAGGAAGATCGTTCATGCTCCTCCTCCCGCGAAGTCGATATTGATTTCCCCGCACCGGCGCCACTCCCACTTCGCGCACCGGGCATACTCCACACCCTGCAGCTCGACCCGGTGCACCAGAGGCTGCAGCGCGCTGACAAACTGGCTGGGCACGATGTCGCCGCCCAACTGTGCTGACATGCTGCTGGCCAATGCGCGCACCGCCGATATCGCGGCCGGCCGCACCACATCTGCGGTATCGCCCGGGTTTAGGGTGAGCAGCGCGGTGACGGCGTAGTCGCGAGCGACCGGCGACGCTGCTACTACGGTGTCGCACAGAACCCTCACTGCATCGTCAGACGTGCCGGCCTGGACGGCATCGACTACCGTCTGCCCTGGCAGTCCGCTGTCGAGCAGCGGATAAAGCGTTACCTCTCCCGGCACATGTGACACCACGGCGACATCAATCACCGAGGGATGCTGCCGCATCGCCAACAGCCGGTATGCCGGCGCCGGCCCGGCTACGCTATAGCGGTCGAACGACAACAGCAGCCGTTGCTGCAGCCGCTCATCCGTTTCAGTATCCGCGCCACCATTGGTCGTGTTGACATTGCTCACCAGCAGGCCCGCCGGCGCGCCCTGCACGATGCTGACCAGCTGACTGACCTGGCCGGGCAGATAGCCATTGCCCTGCGCGCCCGGCGTCAACGCAGCGGCGCGAACAGATACCGCCACCTGACCTGCGCGCAGAACGGCGTCTTGTGTGGTGGCAACCGACAGCACGCCGTTGCCGGTGGCCACCACCGTCGCGGCCGGAATCAGCCAGTCCGCGGCCAATGGTGTCGACACTCGGAACTCCAACAGGCAACCGGCGGAAAACGCCGGCAGACGACTCTCGCCGCGATCAGCCGCAAGCTCGTCCAGAATCTCGCCGCGGCTATAGCGCACCAGATTGAGCAGGGCCGCGTCCTGGACCTGCTCCCGCAAAAGCGACTCGCGGTAGGCGATGAAGTCCAGCAACAGCCGCTCGGGCTGGGCCGGATACAGCACTTTGCCGCTGCGGCGCTCCCAATCCGCCACCAGATCGCGGACAATCTGGTCTGCGGATCTGGCGATAAAATCCGGTCTAGACATAGCTCACCTCCGTTTGGCGCTGGCTGGGCGCGCCAGCGGGCTGCCAGTTGACGCGAACCCTCCAATGCGATTCGCCATCGCCGGGCGAAAGTGTCACTCCCACCACCTCGGCACGCGGCTCCCACATGCCGATGGCGGCGTACACTTCGCGCACCACATGCGGCAGCGCGATGTCAACAGGCGCGTCCAGCCAGCGCCAGACGTCGCAGCCAAACAGTGGCCGCAACGGGTCGGTGCCAGGCTGGGTAGTCAGGATGATGCGGATGCACTGATCGATATCCGCCACATCCTCCACAACCTCTCCCAACGCGCCCAACTGCGGTGACCAGTCTGCCGACAGGATTTCTGGAAGCTGCTTCATACCTTCCCTTTCTTCTGAGCCCGGCGCCGACCGGCGGCTTCTTTCGACTCAGCGGCAGTGCGCAGACGCTGCCCTGTGACGGACACGGCCCAGCCATCGGAGCGGCTCACCGTATGGCGGCTTTCCGATAGCAGATAATCTCCATCCAGCTTGCCAAGGCAGGCGAGATTGAGCGTGTTGCCGGCCAGCAGCCGAGGATCGCCCACCAGTTCGAACTCTCCCTCGACCGCGCGCAGGTTCTTGTCGCGCAGCGCAGCCTTGGCCATCGCAACAGCCTGCTGTTTGCTCTCTGCACGCTCGTTGAGTTTCAGCGTGTCGGGCCGCTCCTCGACCACCTTGTCACCACGCTTGCGCTTTGCCGTTTTCGCATGCTCGGTATGCTCCACCAGCTTGCCGGTCTTAGGATCGAGATAAGCGACCGTCACGCCCTTGTAGGTCGCGTTGGTTTTATCGCGCGCGCGGTAGCCCTTGAGCTGGCTGCGCTGCGCGATCGTCAACACGGCGTCGCGGTCATCAACTGCGGCGTGCGGCGCCACGTAGAGCGCTTCGCCGCGCACAGCTACCATGTGGCCGTATCGCTCTGCCACGCGGCGCAAGAACCCCAGATCTGTTTCCTGGTTCTGAGTGATCCGCGACAACGGAATCGGCTCCGGCGAGCCGGCCAGCATCAAGCCGTTGCGCTGCGCCACGGTTCCGGCAATGCTGGCCAGCGTCTGGCCGTTGTAAGCGCGGGTCTGGCGGGTCCGGACGGCGCGGGTGATGCCAGCGGCCAGAGCCTTGATGGTGATCTCGTCCGGCGCGCCGCGCAGCTCGCACTCGTCCACCTCAAACGCTCCGCACGGCAGCATCGCCTCGCCCTCGTAGCCAATGCTGGCGACAATGCGATCCCCCTTCTCCGGATACCACGCGCCGCTCCAGCGGCCATGGCTGTTTTCCAGAGATATCTCCAGTTCGTCAGCCTCTCCAGTCCGCTTGTCGCAGTAGACCAGGCGGATGAAATCGCGGCTGATGTCTGCCGTGATGTTCTTGCCCTCGTACTGGACAAAAAAAACCGGGCGCTTAGGCCCGGTCTCTTTACTGCTTATCGCTTCCATGGCGGCAGATCCTCCTCTCGCAAGCGTTCGACATCCTCCTCCAACACCGGTATCCGCAGTTTCAGCCCTGCGGCCAACGTCGGTAGAATCCGCAGCTGTGGGTTGGCGTCGATGATTGGCCCATACAATGCGGCATCTCCGTAGTACTCCCAGGCCAAGGTGTCCCAACGCTCACCCGCGCGGGTAATATGCTCCAGGTATTCCATCGCTCAATTCCTGGTGATTTTGGTGAACGAAACGCCGTCCTTGTTCTTGATGGTCGTGGTGCCCGCGCGGCTGACTTTTGCGCCAGGCTGTTTTTTGCTCTTGGCCTTCCGCGCCGGCGCCGCCTTTCGCTTGGCCCGAGTGGCGGCCGCCAGCGGTTGCCGCTCAACGAACTCCAGCAGATTGACACTGGCCGACAAGGCCGTGACCTGGCCAAAACGGGTTGCGGACTGCTGGGTGACGCGGATCTTCTCGATCACAAACTGACCAGCCACGACGCCATTACCCCATACCAAGGGCAGCGCTTTGCCCTCCACCCTTGCGGCGTCCAGCCGCTTCAGCTCCTTTTCCGGATCGCAGTAGTAGTCATGGAACGCGAGCTCGATGGTCAGTTCATCCAGCTCCTCTCCTACCCGCTGCAGCACCGGCTTGTCGTCCATCACCTCATGCCGGGCATACTTGGTGGCTTTGCTGGCCTCCAGCCCGTCAAAGTACGTGATCAGCTCGAACTGGATATCGCCCAGCAATGCGAACATGGAGCCTCCTAGCCGTACGCGGCGCGCGCTTTGTTTTCCAGCGCCTGGTTAACCACGCGCAACAACTCATCGCGGTGCGCGCTCAGCAGCGCCTTGAACTTGGCATCGGTGCCGGGTATCGGGTCGCCTTGAATCGTGAGCGTTGGGTTGTAGTTGAGGGTCAACTGCGGCGCCGCAGGCTTGGCCGCGCCGTGTAACGTAGTATCGCGAGAAGCGGCAATAGGGTTCAGCGGCACAGAAGAAACAGGAACCGGAACAGGCGCGGCCTTGCCCAGCACAGGCGCTGCCGCCGCAGGCAACCCCGTGCCCGGCGGACCGTACATCTTCGTCACATCCAGCCGCCCGGGCTCCGGCTTCCGATCAGCTAATTGTCCCAGTTCGCCCCCTGCCAGCGAGCCCAACTTCTCTCCGGCTAGCGCGCCCAGCGCGCCACCCAGCAGCCCTCCGACAACAGTACCGATACCGGGCAGCACCATGGTCCCCACCAGCGCGCCCACTTTCGCACCGGCCAACCCGCCGCCCAGGCTGCCCAGCGCGCCACCGTAGCCCGCGCCTTTCTGCTCGCCGGTCTTGGCTGTCTTGTACGTGTCGTATGCCATGTAGCCAGCCGTTCCCACAGCCAACGCCGCACCGCCCATCTTGCCCAAGGCGGCCAACTTGCCGCCGCCAACCAGGCGGGACGCTCCGCTCTTGATCGCCCCGCCCAGCCGAGCCAGCCGCCCCTTGGGCTTACCCGTCGGCCCCGATGATGGTTTGCCCCCCTTGCCGCCGCCGGCATCGCCCAGGTCCATCCCGCCTCCACCCATGCCGGCCGGCCAGTTGGTTACCCATACCCGCTGAACGCCCAGCGCTTCCGCCGCTGCGCCGCCGGCGCCGGCGCCCAACCCACCCTTGCCCCTCTTGAACAGGCGGCCGAGTTTCCCAAGCGGACCCAAGGCATATCCAGCGAGCCTGCCGACAGAGCCCAGCGTCATGGCGAGGCCGCCGCCCACCAACAACAACGCGGCAAAGCCCCCCACCCCGAGCCCGATGAGCCTCGACAACTTGGGATGTTGCTTGATCAGGTCAGAAAGCCCCTCTGACGCATCCCCCAGCCACTGAGTCAGCGCCTTCACCTCTGGAGACATCTGTTCGCCGAATGCCGACAGTGCGTTGGTGAATGTGCCAGAAGCGGCATCCCACAGGTTTTTCAGCGTACCCAGCTGCTCGTTGACCCGACGCTGCAAATCGGCCTGCTTGGCCATCTTGTCGACGGTCTCGTTGTAGCCATCCACGCCTTTGTTGATCAGGATGGACAGCACCTGGAGCGTTTCAGCATCGTCGCCAAATATCTCCTTGAGCGCCTTGAGCTGATCGGCCGTGCTGAGCTTCTTCAGCTTGTCCAGTTGCAGCATCATATTGCCCATGCCGGCAAACTCGCCCTTGCCATCGGAGAAGTCCAACTTGATGCCCTGCTTCGCCAGCCCGGCATTGGCCTTGTTCACCTTCTTCAGGTCCATGCCCAACTGGACGACCTTGCGCAAGGCATTGCCAGCGGCCTCGCCCTGCATGCCGGCCTGATCGAACATCACGGCAAACGGAGCCATCTCCTTCGCCGCCTCCGCTCCCTTGCGCTTCATGGTGTCCATGGCGGGCGTCATCTTGGTGTAGAACTGCAGCATGTTGCTGTCGTTCACGCCAAGATAAGTCGCCCGTTGGATGGTATCCATCAAGGACATCATGTCCTTCTCGGCCGTGCCTGTGGCGTCCTGCAGCTTGGCCACGAATTCAGCCGCCTGTTCCGGCGGCTTCTTCATCATCACGCCAAGATAGGCGGCGGACTTGCCCACCCCGCCCAGAATCGCGTCGTAGCTGATGCCCTGCTTGACCAGGGCAGTCATCATGTTCTGAAAATCCGCAGTGGTGCCGGGCAACTTGTCGCCCAAGTCGGTAGCCAGCTTGTTGATTTTCCCGAAACGAGCGTCAAGCTCGCCGCCGGCGCCCATCATGGCGACTTTCAGACCCGTCGCTGCATCCTCCGCCTCGGCGAAAGCGACAACGGGTTTTTGCATCAGCCCGGCCAATATCGCCCCATCGCCGAGCGCCTTCGTCCCCATTCGATCCAGCCTGTCCGACACGGCCGTCATTTTTTGATCGAGTCGGCCCAGCGCGCCCATCGACTTGCTGGCGGCAGAGCCGAACACTCCGGACATCTGGTCGAACGCCTTCAGCACAATGCCAAACTGGATCAGATCCATTGTCCACTCCCGAAAAACAAACGCCCCCGTCTACGCGGGGGCGCGGTGAATATGGTTGTGATACGAGATGAACTCACCACACCAGAACGCCATGCGATCGTATGGCATCTCGTCGACGTACTCGTCCGTCCAGCCAGTCGTTGCGATCAGATGGCAGATCGCGAGGAGAGTCGGCGCCTCCCCGCCCGTCAGTTTCCCTCAACGGCCGCCTGCAGCTTCACCACATCGTGACCGTCCATGTCGTCCAGATCCTCCGGGACAATGGCCCGGCCGTCGATCGTGACGGTCTGGGCAATCAGGGCGAACAGGAAATCGTGCCCAGCGTCGCGAGCCATCGTTCGCGCGAGCCTGATATGCCGTCCTTTGAACGGCGCCACAGTCGCCATGCGACCATCCGACAACTTGATACCTACCTGTACATTTTGAGTCATGACTTACACCCCCAGAATTTGGCGCAACGTGGACAGCAGATCTTCGCCGCCCATCTTGAACACCTGATTGATCACGTCGATTTCCACCAGCGTCTCACCGTCCACCACCTGCTTGACGGCATGGACCACGAACTTGCTAGACAACTCGGCGGCCTCGCCGCCCTTGTGGCTGCCCAGGCCGACGGATTTGGGCAGCACGGTGAGGTGAGTCACCACCGACACCTCGCGCTCGACGCCGCCGCCGGCATCGAACGTCCGCTTGACGGAACGCACTTGGACCACGGTGGCTCGCCGCGGGTTGAATGCCGTAGCGGCCAGCTGGCGGTCATAGCTTTTCCAAGTGATTTCCGCCTCCATCTTGTCGATGCCCGCCGGCAGCTCCAACGAGCCGAGCCCGCCGGTCGGCTTGCGCTCGGTCGTGCGGAACTGGATTTCCGGCAGCTTGACCTCCTCGGTCATGCCGAAATAGGTGGCGCCGTTGATGTAGACGACGCCTTCACGAATCTCTTCCAGACGCATGGCTTACGCCCCCTTGATCGTGGCGAGATATTCGCCGGTTAACACGCTCTCGTAAGTGCCGCGCTCGAACGGCGGCGGCGGCGTGAACTTGTAGCTGAACACCGCATGGCCATTGGCCAGCTCGGCCTCGGTCTGGCGCGCCGGGTCATACCAGCATTCCCCGCCCAACACGGCGCCGTCGCCCTGCAGCTTGCGCAGGAACTGGTTGATGGACTCCACGATGGTGTCCACCAGCATCTGGTTGAACGGCTTGTCCATGTGCTGCAGGCTGAAATAGCGAATGGATTCGTCGATGATGTCCTGCGTGCGCGTGACCGAGATGAAAGTGGTCAAGCCGGTCTCCACCGGATAGTTCGCGTTGCGGTTGCCCCAGGCGCGGAAGCCGCTGCCGAACGAGTTGAACACGGTGACGATCCCGACGCTGTTGAGCAGGTTGACATCGCTTTGCGAGTCGTCGATTCGCGCCGACAGGTCCAGCTCCAGCCCAACAATGCCCTTGATCTCGGTGTTCGACGGACTCCACCAGTAACCGCGCTCCAAATCCTTGGCTGCGATGACGCCAGCCAACCGGGCAGACAGCGGCTGCAGCCTCGTGCCATCGCTGGCCTCGTCGTACACCCTGACGTGCGGATAGCACAGCACCGCCGCGCGGCTGGAGGTGTTGAACGGCGAATTGGCCACCGTCGGGCCGCGCATGGCAACAGCCTGGTCGCGCCTGGTGCCGATTGGCGCATCCAGCAGCGCCTTGCCGCCCAGCTTCTCAGCCCACGCCGTCAATTCGGCGCTGATCGCCGGCAGGCTGGCATAGCCCGGCGCCACCAGCACTTTCGGGAAGAACCCGAACCGCTGGTAAGTGTCCGGTAACAGCTTCATGCCGCTCTTGGCTCCGGTCACGGCATCGATCGCGCCGATCAAGTCGGCCGGAGTCACCTTGGCCGGGTCTGCATAGCTATACGACAGCTGCACCGTCGCGCCTGCGGCGATGCTGCCGCTGGCCTTACGCACCACCTCGCCCGTCACTTGGTTGACGGTGTAGTCGGTTCCGACCACATAGTTCGTCGCGCCAGACTTGACCACCAGCCCCGAAATTGCAGGCCGTGCGGTTTTGAGCCGTCCGGTTGCCGGATCAAAAGCGGCGCTCTCGGACGCCACCACCGAGGCGTGCCTAGCCGGGTCCAACACGTTGATCACGATGACGGTGCCGGCGCCCTGGTCATAAATGGCATCGAGCGTGTCCGGGATGTTGAATCCGGCCAGCAGCGGGCCAAACTGCGCGGCATCGCTCTCGGACAGACACAGGGTGGCGGCATTGATCGCCCCGACAGGCGCGCAGCCTATCAACGCAATCACCGCCGATTTCACCACCTGGACCGCGCGCGCGGCGCGGTCGATGCGGACGGTTTCGACTCCATGCAGGTAGTTAGCCGCCACGTTTCGCTCCCTTTTTCTCGATGCTTTCGATAGCCTGATCGCAGACGACCAGAAAACCCAGCGATGCCAGACGCTGCACGTCGGCGTCTGCCTCCGGCAATTCGTAGCGCTGGCCATCGATCAGCACCCTGTCACCGACATCATCGGCCAGGTGCACGCCCGCAACCGGGCCGCTGTACTGGTAAATCATGGTTGTTTCTCCACCACGGTTTCGTGGTCATGGGGTTGGTTTTCCCAGGTCGCGCGGACCAAACGCACAGTGGTTTCCTGATCCGGCAGCGGCAGATTCGGCGTGGGCGCGGCAAACGTCTGGAACGACGCCCAGCAGCCATCCAGCAACTCCGGCGCGCTCTGCTCCAGCAGCTGCAGCCGACCGGCGGCAGCCGCTGGCCGCCAGCCGGTGAACAGCATCCGCACCGAGTCCAGCAGCGCATACAGACCTCCACCAGCGCGACGATGCCGGTGGCGCACTAACACCTGCCACAGCTGCAACCTTGTCTCAGCTCCGCCGGTGCTGTCAGGATTGGGCCGGCCTGCAAGGCCCGCGTAGTAGATAAATGCCTGCCCGCCATCCGCCGGCCGCGCCAGCTCGCCGACCGCATCCGGCAATGCCGCTACCGCGATGTCAGCCGGCAAAGAGCCGCGCAAGCGCTGGATCAAGCTGTCCTCTGTCACTGCCAACATGCTGTTTCTCCATCGAGAGCCGCGCCTCGATCAACCGCCCATCACCGACGTAGCGCACCGTCCGAACGAAAAAACGGCCAGTTTCCTGGCCGAATTCGTAGAGGGTGACAAACTCTTCGCCCCCGCTGTCCACTGAGGACTTGAGGCCGGGAAACACCGACGCCGCCGTCGTCATCAGGTAGTCTGTGTAGTCAAAGCGGCTGTTCAGTCCACCGCCACCCGGGGCATCAATTCCCAATGCGTGAGTGGGCGAATCGAACAGCACCGGCTGATCCAGCACCGCCGCTGCGCCGTTTCCCGGCTGCCACGTCGCGGTGGCGCCGAACTCCTCGGCCAGTTGCAGCACGGCGGCGGTTTGCTCCGCCGCCCAGGTCACGATGCGGCCTCATCGTCGTCAACTCCGCTGTTATCGGCAGGTGGTTTCGAGCCAGACTTCCCACCTTTCTTCGGTGCCGCAGCTTCGTCGCTGCCCAGGCGGTCGGCAGCGCATAGATGGTCGACCAGCCAGGCCGCCTCCTCCTCGCTGACCGTGATCTCCGAGCCCGGCGCTTTCGCTTCCCCGTCCTTCAGCACCAACTGGCATTGCAATCGCACTTTCATGGCCATCCCCCTTACACCGTGGCAGACACGGATGCGTTGATGCGATACGGCACCACCAGCGGCGCGGACTGGGTCAGAATCCAGCGCACTGCCGGATCTTCATCCACCCAGCTTTTAGCGAAGTACGGCAACGCCTGATAGCCGGCTTTCTCGTCCTGAATGGCGCCGAACGCGCGGTAGCCCTCAAGCCCTTCCGTCGAGGACATCAACACCGACCCGGCCGGCAGCAGCGGTTTTTCGGTATCGTCCACCGGATCGACAAACCAATCGGCGTAGGTGTAGATATCGAATCCGTCGATGCTCCCCATGTACTTGGCGCCATCGCCGGCAGCAGCCGGCTTCAGGCTGCTGATGTTGCCGTTCAGGCTGTTCCAGCGCTCCTTCACGTTCGGATTGCTGCGGAAGCGCTTCCAGGCGTCCGGGTCCATCACCACGTCAGAGGTGTAAACGCCGGATTTTTGCACGGCCAGCAAAGCCCATTCCTGCAGGTCATCCAGCGGATTGACACCGGTGTCGCCCCAGCGCGCGCCGGGAGCTTTAACGATGCGCAGCGCTGGATCGCGTTGAAAATCGATCAGCGCCTCCGGATAGCCTTCCCCGCTGATCAGGTATTTACCGTCGATCATCGCGCGCGCCGCCATCCACTCCAGGCGCCGATCGATCTGGGTGACGTGATCCTGCAGCGTGCGTGCCAGGTTGGCCTGGACGCGCTGCATCGGCGTCAGCTCGCCCCCGATGCGCTCGCCAATCACGCGGCGGAGCGGCGCATTGGGCTTGAACGGGGTTTTCGGCTTGATGTAGGCCGGCTTCAGCGAACGGACGGTACTGCCCTCGGCAGTGATGATCTTGCCCGCGCGCAGAGGCGAGACGAACGGCGCGATCTTGCGCCGGCCGTGCTCCACCTCAAAGTGGACCTCTTCAGTGGTTTCTCGCTGCTCTTGTTTGAAAAAGCTGTTGAGCAGAAACAGCTTCGGGCGCTTCAGATTGGCCACGATGTGACCGAGGACGGCGGTAGTGAAAATATCCATGGTTTCCCTTTCGTTTGTCAGGTCGGTCAGGCCAGATATATGCCCTTGCCGCGCAGCGTCTGGAAGACGCTGTCCACGGTATGGCCGGCACCCAGCGTCAACGCGGGCGTGTTGAATGTCCCAGTCCAGTACGCCATGGCCTCGACATCGCCAGCGCTAGCGTCGACGTCGTAGGCCAGGATCTGGTCAGGCGTCTGTGAGCCGTCCGTCGCTGCGGCAGTGCTCAGCACCGCTTTTTTCGTTGCGGTAATGATGCCCAGCACCGCGCCCTCCTTCAGGATCTGGCCGGCGGGAATGACGACTTTGCGGACCAAAGCGTCGCCGGCATCGCCGGCGAGGATCGCGGTGGGCTGGTAGCTGCCTTCGGTTTTCAGTTGCGCATGCATGGTTTGCTCCCTTACTCGTTGATCAGCGCGGCGATCGAGGCGCCGATATCGGCAGCGCTGGCTTCCTTGCGCTCGCCGCTGGCGCCGACCTCCGGATTTCCCAACGCATCCATGTGTTGCTCGAACGGGGTGACCGCCGCCGGAGCCTGCTTAGCCGCTGCCGGCGCCGCTTCCAACAGGCTGCCAGCCGTGGCGGCATCCATGTCGGTGGTCAGCGCCAGCTTGCGGGCCAGTGCCTCGCGGCCGGCCGCCTGCGGCAGATCCAGAATCGCGGCGATGCGCGTACGCTCCGTCGCGCGGGCGTCTGCGCCGGCCTTCGCCGTCGCGGCGTCCAGCACGGCCTGGGTGATAACGCCATCGGTATTGGCTTGTTGAGTCACAGGTTTCCCTTTCATCAGGATTGAGGTTCGCGGCTGCGCCGCTTCGGACAGCATCTGGATCACGTCCTCGATGGATGCGATGCCATCAGCAAAGCCGCCAGCCACCGCGTCGTCCGCGTTGAGCAGGCCGGCCTCAGTCGCCGCCACTGCCTGCCGATCGAGGCGGCGACCAGCGGCGACGTGGTCGGCGAATTTGCCGTACAGCCGATCGATCTCGCGCTGCATGTCGGCGCGTGTGGCGTCGTCCAGCGGCGCGTGGCTGTTACCGGCTGCTTTCTTGGCGCCGGCGAAAATCGGCGTGTAGCTGTAGCCCTGCGCCAGGTCACGCTTGCTCTGGTCGACGTGCATGGCGATGACGCCGATGCTGCCGACCATTGCTGTGCTGGGCAGGTAGATTTTTTCGGTGGCGCTGGCCACGGCATAGGCCGCGGAGAACGCGGCCTCGTTGGCGTAAGTCCAGATCGGTTTTTGCTCGCCCCATGCCTGCAGGCGGTCAACCAGCGTGAACAGCCCAGCCACGCTGCCGCCAGGGCTATCCACCTCCAACAGCACCGCGCGGACATCGCCATCCGCCATCGCAGCCGCCACCAGGCTGGCCACCCGGTCGTAGCTAGCGATCCCGCACATGGCGTCGATCCAGCCGCCCCGCTGTACCATCGGCCCCATCACTGGAATCAGCGCTACGCCGTTGCCGACAATGCGGTAGGGCCGCTGCTGCCGCGGGGAATTGTCATCTCCCTGCGCAGCGCGGATGCCGCCACCAAACAGCACCGCGCTCATCACCGAGTGCAGCTCGTCCGCCTTGTCGGGCAACAGCATCAGCGGGGTGTTGTAGAGCTGGCCGAACAGCTGCGGATATTTCAGCGACTGCATAGCAGCGTCCCCCGCTCGATCTGCCGGCGGCGGCGTGCCATTTCGCGCGCGCCACAACCGGGAATCGAGCGGGCCGACGGAGCGACAGGCTCAAGCACGGCGATCGGCATCAGCTCGTTACTCACACAAATGCACTCCAGCGCGGCAGGCTCACTCCTGAAAATCCTGCGAAAGATGCCGAATTTGGCGGCCAGGCTATTGAGCAGCTTGTTCATGACGAACTCCCATAAAAAAGCCGCCCGGAGGCGGCTTAGTTGATCTAGCTACTTAGATAAATACCCCATTAAGACAGCAAAAAGCCCGCTGAATAGCGGGCTAATATGCGATGCTGCGAATGCACCTAATCTAACTAAAAATCAATCCTGAAAATTAGGTGGCCAATACGCCACCCAACTTATAACTAAATAAACAATTGAATGCCTGACTTAATCACCACCTTAAGATAGTCAGTATTATTTACGCTTAATGCGTAAAAAAACCCACTACACATCAAATACCCAACAACAGACAAGCCGCAATAAGTTAAAGTATTTCTTATGGCGCCATCAAAACTACGTCTTTTAATATAAGAAAATAACAAATAAAACATAGATAAAAACAGGCTCGAAAACCCCAAGACAAGAAGGACAATTTGCATAAAATTGCGCATTGCATCTAAAAGGGAAAGTAAATTAATTCTCTCACCCGTGAATGCAACGTACAAATACTTGGCATACGGGTAAAACTGCCCTGCTTGCCTAGTTAAAAAATCAAGAAATGGATTCAATGCAAATACCAAATTGCAGGAAAACAAAAATCCAATAAAGTAAATGAAATCCCATGCAGCGTGTTTTCCATATGACTTAAGCATGGATATCATCAAAAAAAAGGAAATTGGAATTCCAGTCATGACCAGCGAGCTTAATAATCTATTGTAAAAATTAGCCCCCAATGGGTAACTAAAGAAAATTAAAAAAAGGAGTATGGGCCAAAGAAATGTAAACTGCTGCTGAAACTCTTTCATAGACTGATTATAAACAACCAATACATTGTTGTTATTTCCACTAACTGACACATTATTTTGACTTGTATTGAAATTTATCTTGAACGTTTTAACAGTCAAAATAGAGCTAACAGAAACTGTTATTAACCCTTCTAAGCTAAAAAAATCAGAAAGAATCGACATTGAGTTACCCATTCAGAAAGCTAGGATGGAAAAAATGCACAGCCCCCTATGCAAGCGAATGAAATTAATACAGCAAACACAAATGACATGCAAGTAATAGGATTCCTGATCATTAGACAGGTACTTCAGTCATGCTTCCCGGCCCATTCTCACGGTGCCGGTGACCAACCAGGCTCTTGCCCTGCGCCACCACATCCACTGCGGACTCGATCTGGCTAGCGAACGATGCCTTGCCGCCTTTACCACCACCCTGCGCCATCCCACCGCCGATCACCACATCCTCGGTCAGTTGCACCACCGGCGCATCCAGAGTGATCTTGCTGGCCGCCTTCAACGTGATGCCGCCAGCGCTCTCCACATCGACATCACTGGTGGTTTTTACCCTCAGCCGGCCAGACACTGGATTGAACTCGAACTCACTGCCATCAGCCATGCGCCAGAACCACAGCGCCGGGTTGCCAGTGACAGGAGCCTGCTGATCGTTGTAGGTCTCCCCGAGTACCACACCATCCTCGATGTTCTCATCAACCACGCAAGCCACTTGCGCCCCCACCTGTGGCGCGTGGTGCGCCTTGTCCTGGCTCGCGCGCGGCACCACCACCTTCAGCGGCTGGCTGATCATGCCGTCCAAATCCGGAAACTGAACGCAGACGTGGCCAGCGTCGGTAACGCTGGCCACGGTGCCGAATTTAAGCAGCGCGGCTTGTGCCTTGCCCGTCATTCGCCGCCTCCTCTTCTTTCTGCTGCGTGGCAGCAAGAACCGAGATTGAAGCGGCAGACGCCGGCGTCAGTCCCAGTTCCTGTATGCGCTTTTGCTCGCGCGCCCGCTGCTCCAGTACCTCCTCCCAGTCCAGACCTTGCTCGGAGCATTCCGCCTCCAACGTGCTGACACCGATTTCCATGCGGATCTGCGCTGCTTGGGCTTCCTTCACCGGGTCCACCCAGCCACGGCCTGGGCCGATCCAACGGGCGCAGCAGTAGGCTGCCCGGTTTTCATAGAAGCCCGGCGCCTCAATCAGTCCGATATTGATAGCTTCCTCCAACCACAGCTCAAACACCGGCTGGGCCCAGTAGGTGGCCAACTTTTCGCGCTTGCTGCGGAACATTCGCCATGCCTCCAACAGAGCTGCGCGGGCGCTGCTGTAGGTGGTGCGGCTAAAGTCTTTCAGCAGCAGCTCGTAGGGCAAGCCCAGCGCGGCGGCGATCTGCCGCAGCACCGCCACCACGAACGCCTCGAACTGCGCAGCAGGCCTGGCAGGCATGAACGGCGAGACCTTCTCGCCAGGGTAAAGCGGAACAATGCTGCCGGACTTGAGCTTTGGCCGGCCCTTGTTCCGCCGGCTAACTTCCTTATTCACCCCCTCCGAGCCGCCGAACAGCTCCATCAACTCGGCGCCGCCCATCTCGGTTTCAATGAACGCAGCCATCATGGCGTTGATCACGGCCGCGTCCAACTCCGCGCCGGCGTACTTGTCCAGCATCTTGAACTGCGAGATCACCGCAGCGAACAGCGGCTTGCCACGGCTCTGCCCTGTGCGCTCCTTCTCATGCAAGTGGATTACCCGCTTGCGCCCCCATGCCGTGCGCGCCGGGATGCGCTCCCACACCCCCGCCAGGGAGGCCACGCCCAGCATGTAATCGCCAGGGTGGGTCTTGCGAATGTTGTAGAACAGCGGCTCGCCGTCTCCGCTGTACTCGATGCCGCCTCGCAGGTTTGCGTCGTCCATCCGGCCATCGGGATTACTCAGCCGATCCGACTCCACCACCTGCAGGCAAGTGGCGAAGCGGGCGCCAGGACGGCGCTTCCACAGCGGCAGCGAGATAGCGTCGCCATCCATCAGCATGTTGCGGAACATCAGTTCGGTAAGCCCGGCAAAATTCAGCTCGCGCGCGACATCGCAGTCCGTGCCATTGGCGAATTCCTTCCATAGCCGTTCGACATTGCGCTGCCATTCTTCGCCCCACTCCGCCGTCCGCCCCAGCGCGCGCCAGTCTGGCTTGGACGACAGCCGCAATCCGACGCCGACGACATTGTCCACCATCGTCTGGATGCCAGACGACGCCACGCCATTGTTGCGCACCAGATCACGGCTGCGCGCGGTGAGCATCCCCAGCTCGGGCAACAAATCGGCGTCAGCGCTGGCCATGGCCGGCACCCAGCTCCCCAACTGCTGGCTGTCGGTGGCGGCGCCCTGATGAGATACCGCACTCGGCATCCAACCGCTCGCCCACTCACGCAGAGAGCTCAGTCTTTCGGTGAGGTATCCCATGCGCCTCTCACAAATACAGATTGATGATGCGACGGCCAGCGCCGCCAGTTGCCCGGCTGATTTCCGCCTGAAGCTGGCTGATGTAGCGCTCCAGGTCGCGGATGCTGGTCCGGGTGTAGGTGATGTCCGTGCCGCCGCGGTTGATGCGCTCCCGCATCGAACCAGTCAGCAGCCGGTGGCGCGCGGCCTCAGCATCGGACAGGCGCTGCCGCAAGGTTTCGATATCAGTCATGTGTGCCCTCAGTCGTACATGGAGGTGGCCTGCAGCGGCTCGAAGTCATCGTCATCATTGCCGCCATCGTCATCGCTCGGCTCCTTCCCGGTGGAGGACTCAAACAGCCCTTGCTGGCGCAGCTCCTGTTCCAGGCGCGCCCAGTCCGAATCGCTCATCAAATGAACCTTCCTCGCTCGCGCCGCATGCAACGCATATACCTCGGTGTCCAGCGCCTCATTGCGGACGCCCGGCACCTTTTGCCACACCATCTCATCGGTGTACTGGCCGTTCACTCGCTTGGGCAGCTTTCGCTCGGACAGCAGCTGCTTGCAGTAGTCGGAGCGGACATGGCGCGAGAAGTGGAACCGGCCAGGCCCGACGCCATCCAGCGACAAGCGGCCATTGGCGCCGATCAGCAGGTCCTTCGCTTTGCTGACGCCAACCATGAACACACGCAGGCCGTAGCGCTTGGCACGGCTGTTGTCATGAGTCGTATCCAACACGGGCTTGGGCCGGCTGAAAACTTCCACGCCCGGCGTCTTGTGCCCCTTGATCGCCATGATGTCCACCATCGGATGTTTCTTCCGACGGCTACGCACCCAGCTATAAACGGCGTCTGAGGTATTGCCATCTCCAGAGTCGATCGATACCGCCGACGTGCGGACGTAGAAACCATCCACATGCCTCACCGGCGCAAACAGCAAGCGGTCCAGCTTGTCCCAGACGCTGGCGATGCGATTGCCGTTATCGTCGCGCGGCTCCAGATCCAACGGATTGCCGGGGATCTCCGTCCACTGGACCTGCCAGCTCTCCTCACCACGCCCGTAGGCGCGCATCGTAACTGCCAGACGCCCCCCATCAGCGGTTTGCACGTCAACGCCGGCGGTCAGGATCAAGCCGCCACGCTGGATCTCCATCGGCGGGTAGTCTTCGCCACGCTCGGCCAGCTCCTCGGCGTTGGTCAGCCCATCCTTGAACTCCCAACTCTCGCCCAGCGTCGCGTTGAAAAACACGATCATCTCGCTGGCGTCGCCAGTCTTGAGCTTGTTAGTGGCGTGGATAAACTTCTCTGCCAGCCTCTGCAACCGGCTGTCGTGCATCTGGCTGTACAGCTCGTTGAGCGCCAGGCCCAGTACGCCGCGGAACGGAGCGGTCTCCACTGCCTTGCCAGCACGGATCGCCGCGTTCTTTTGGGTATCGCTCCACAAGCTGCCGCAATGCTCGCAGCAATATCGAGCGGTATCCGGTAGATGGTGACCATAGATTGGATCGTGTCGCGTCTCGTCTTTCTGCCAGAGCACTTGCTCCCAGCGCAAAGGCTGAAACTCCCCGCAATCTGGACACGGCACATACCAGTAGCACTGGTTGCTCTTGGCAAACTCATCGTCCATGGACGACACGCCTTTGATCGATGGCGTGCCGCCAATCAGCAACAGACTGTCGCGATAGCTCTTACCGCGCTCGTCTAGCAGTTTGATCGCGTCCCCTTGCCCGCGCAGGTTGGCGTTACAGTCGTCCGGCTCTTCAACGATCAAGAATCGAGCCGACGTCGATTTAACGTCGGCGATCGAGTTGGAACCTACGAACTTGAGGAAGCCTCCGATGAAATTCTTGAACAGCTGGGTAACGTTCTTGCTTCGGCTCTTGGTCGGGATGATCTCCGCCAGCTCCGGTGTCCCCTCGACCATGGGCTCGAACTTTTCCAGGTTGAACGCCGTTGCGGCGCCGGCCTTGGGGAACATCACAATCGCCGTCCCCCTCCTGATATGGACCAACCACCCCAGGAAGTTGAGAATCACCGCTTGCGTCCACCCCACTTGCGCAGACTTCTTGCAGACACCGCGGCGCACATCAGACCGCATCAGCTCGGCCAGAAACCACTCGAAATAGGGATTCAGATAAAAAGAAAATCGGCCTACAAAGGCCGATTCTTTGGCGCTCATGCGCCGGTACTTCCTTGCCCATTCCCCGGGGCTAATCTTGGGCGGCGGAAGCATCAGCTTCCGCAACAGACTCATCACTAAAGTCTTCGCGGAATTCATAGTTCCCCAGCTGCGTTCGCAGCTCCTCGATCATGTCTACCATAATGGCGTGCATCGCCTCAGGTTCACCGACTTCACTCAGCAGCGGCGCATACTTATCTGGCAGGCTCATCATCAACGCAACCGCATCGGTGATGAATTGCCCAACCGCGGGTGCTACCTCCTCGGATGGCACCAACTGCCTTGCCTCGATCGCCATCTGCCGCTCAATCTGGTCACCACGCAATCGGTCCAAGCGATCTTTGACGCTCTCCTTACCGGCACCATGCGCCTCGCGCGCAACCAGCCAACGGATCACCTCCACGGTGTCATATTGGTTAGCCGAACCACGTCCGGCATCTACCACCATTGGCATGCCCAGTCTCTGCCATTCAGTAAGCGTTCTCTCAGAGGTCCCCAGTATCTGGGCCAACTCGCGCTTATTGACTATTTTTCCCATAAGCGCCCACAGTTATGTCTTTTGCATGATGGAGTGTGTTCAATGGGATTTCTCCGTGGCTTACCTTTACCATTTACTTCGGTTCAAGGAACGTACTCTCCTGAACCAGATGAATCGGTGTCGATGGTCACCTATATTCGATTGGTCCTTAGCCTAACGGCAGATCTTGCTATCGTCGGGTGGGCAATGGCATTTGTAGGTCGTAGCAAGGGCTGCCCACCATGGCTTGCCTTTACAATGGCGGTTGGAATCTTTGCCTTGGCAGCCTGCGTTTACTACCTATCCGCTAATGAGTTCCACCGAATGGTGACAAAGGACAACTCAAAGCTGAAACGAGCGGCACGGCTCATAATCGGATTCGCTTTTGTTCAGTTGATCTCAGTTGTCCCTGCAATTTATGGCATCGCAACTGGCCGTCCATAAAGGAAGGAAGTCCATAACAACCCCGTATCTAGCGACAAGTCGAGGCTAGAATTACCCGCGAGGGGCGAAGTCCAGAAAGGACCCGCGCCCCGCGCAGTCAGGCCGCACCCCCTACCCCCTGGCGGTGGCCAACGCCAACCGGATCGCCCGTTCAAACTCCTCCGGCGCGTGAGCCCGGTAGATGTTCGCGGCGATCTTGTCGAAGGGGAAACGCACCTGGTAGGTCGGTGCCTGGTCCTGCATCCAAAGCAGCGGCTTGAGGCCATGGCCATGTGCGGAGTTGATGCGTTGCCACACGCCCATCGGCTCGCCGTTCGGTGCGCCGACGAAGATGTCGAACCCGCGCGCCTTGCGCTGGCTCCGCTTGCTCTTGCTCCTGTTGGCCATGTAGCCCTGTTCGCCGTGGGCTTTCAACGCGGAAAGCACCTTGACGAGGAAGCCCCGCCCGACGTTGCCATATCCATCCATCACCGCGCCGGGCGCTGGCGTCCAGAACTTCCCGCCGCCCACCCGGCCCAGCGCCTTCTCGCTGCGCTTTTGCCGGCGGTCTCCGCCGGTAATCTCAGCGTTCAACCACAGGCTGGCCGGCGCCGCCTTGTAGGCGCTGTCCTTGATGTTGACCTCGGCCTCCAGCTTGGACTTGCTGGCGCGCCGGACATACAACGCATCCAAGGTGTACGGCGTCGGCCGGTCAAACCGCTGGCGCATCACCTCGCGCTCACCGCGACGGATGCGCTCGGCGATATTGTTCAGGCCGACCGCGGTTGCGAACGGCAACTGCCGTCGCTCTACCTCGCCCAGCTTATCCCGCACGCGGTGCATGGTTTCCAGGCCCGTCATCTCGATGCGCATATCCAAGCCCCCAGAACGCAAAAAGCCCGAGGGCTGACCCTCGGGCTGCATCAAAGCAGAAAAGGATTTACGCCTCTTCCCTCTCTTCTTCTTCAGTCTTGTCACAGAAGTGACATTCCTCACCGTAGGCAGCGTCATAACCACCTAAGATATGAGTGATTGCCGAATCCTCATGCCCCTGATTTGCTTCAGCACATTCATCACAAACGGTAACGGTCGGGTATTGTTCATCGGTACGGTCAGCCGACAAGCCACCCCAAATTTGACAACTTTTCATCACGATTCTCCAAACGGACTTGGTGGGCGGCAAATCCAATTTGGGATGTACAACACGGATTTCAAGTGTACGAACGAAAAAAGCCCGAGGGATTAACCTCGGGCTTTCTCAAGACGCCATAACAAACAGCGTAGCTGAAATGTACATACTGTGTGTCACGGCTGTCAAGCGGTCCTACATTCCATCGTTCACCGCCTGCGGCATATCCGCCACTTTGATCGCGAAACCCTCCTGCCGCACACCGCGCCGCAGCGCCAAGAGCTTCGCCGCCACCGCCGCCCGGGCCAGCTCCAGCCAGCGGTACAGCGTCCGCCGCGTCGTGCCCAGGTCCTTCGCTTTTTGCTCCACCGTGCCCCGGCCCAGATACCAGGCCAGGATCACCGCCCGGGAAGAAGGCTCCACCTCCCGCATTACTACCCGCTCCACCAAGTCCAGCTTCTCCTGGTCCGCGGCGTCCCGCACATCCAGCGGCACCCCAGCAAACGGCGCCACCACATCCACCCCAACCGCAGCCTCCGAGCCCTGCTCCATCTGCCTATAGATGCTCTGCATCGCATACCCCAGGCCACCGTCTGCGCGCCGCGTCACATAATCGGCCCAGGCCTGCAAGGTTGAATCAATGTCGTTCAAATCAATCACGGAATCGCCTCCATGTATTTGCCTTTGGAGACTCCCTAGCTAGGTCCAGGCCCAGCTTTATTTTGAACCCACATTTTACCCCAACCCCACCCCTTTTAACCCGACTTTCTGCCTTGTGAAGGATGTAAGTTTCTTGTGAAGAGCTTGTTAAACTTAAAATCCTTTATCTAAGCGGCTTTGTGAAGGAAGTGAAAGAAAGCCCGTCCGCCCGCCCCCATAGAGTAAAAAACTAACCTGCCGATAATCAAATAGAGAAAGGGAGAGGGAAAGAACAGAAAACCCCCATAATGCGCGCGCGGGAGGCTAAACCTTCACAACCTTCACAAAGGCCCGCCGTTACTAGATTTCTTCCTTCACAACGCCGCAACACGCTCTTTCCCATCCTTCACAACCGCACGAATCGGCGCCGGCTTGTACATCTCCCACTCATCCACGCGCCACCCCGCATCCCGCGCCTCATACTGGAACAACATCACATACTGTCCCAGCCAATCCTGCTCCACCTCCCCATGCGGGCACCGTATCGGCAAAAACAACGTCGCCTGAGACTTCGCCGTCCCATGCCGGTAATGCTTCACCTGGCGCGAACCAATCCGGCTCTCCACCAGCTGGCCAAACTTGCGGTACGGCAGCACCGACTTCTCTCGCCCTCGCAAAGACCAATCGTGGTACATCCCATACAGCTGATACGCCAGGCACGGCCCATACGGCACCCCCAGCTTACCCTGCTGCCAATCCACCAAAAACGCCTCCCACGGTGCCAGCCCCAGCGCAATCAACCGCAGCCGTTCCCGCGTCTCCGCCGGTTTCGTATGCGCGCCAAATGGCCGGCGCACCCCATCCCGCGCGTACATCAGCGGCACGCTCAGCAAGAAGCCATAGAAAGCCTCCACCCCGCCATCCGCAATCTCCTGCAACACCGCGTCCTGCAAATCCTCATCCAACTTGCGCGAAGGCCACACCACCATCATCCGCCGGTCGCTTGCCTCCACATGAAAGGGCAAGGCCGAATTGCTCAAGAACACGCTGTTCAAATGGTTCGCCTCCTCCCACGCATCCACAAACTTCCGTTCGATCAGCTGCGTCTTCCCCGTGATCAAATGCTTCAGCTTGCCCGACTGCGTGAAGCGCTCCGACACGCTCGTCACCTCCTCAAACAAGCAAAACAGCTTCATCGAGCGCCAACCAGAAAAATTGCCGTCCAAGTGGTCCTGGTCGATCGTCGCGCCGTAGTCCCCGTAGATCGGCTTCACCACCTCCTCAAACAGCAAGCTCTTGCCCGACCCCTGCACATCCGAATGCATCAGCAGCGCCGTCGACATCTTCATCCCCACCTGTTGCAACGGAAACGCCAACCAATTGATCAGCCACTCCCACACCTCCACCCGGTCATCGCACAAATGCATCGTCAGCTCGATGATCTTCTCGCAGGCCGGAAACAACGGCACCAGCTCGCCCAGCTCCCTCACCCGCGGCGCCCGGCCGCCGGGAAACGCCGGCGCCATCGGCAGCCCGCGGAACATATTGATGTGCGTCTCCGGATCTGCGCTCAGCGACGGATCAAACACCAAATTGCGGCGGTCGATCTTCCGACGCATCGGCGAATTCAGCCACACCTTATGCGCATCCCCCAGCGCCACCTTCAAGTCCTGAAAAGAAATGATCTTCTGCAGCTGTTGATCCCAGATCGTGCTCGACCCATCCAGATACACATAACGCTGCAGCGCATCGGAAAAATCCTGATCTTGCTGCAACAGCCGCTCCGATGCATCCCGTTTCAACCGGGACACTTCATGCTGCATCAGCACCTTGCTATCCTCATGCGCCAGCCACGCATCCGCCTGCCGCTTATCGTTCTTCAAGAACGCCACAAAGGCGGACCAGCTCATCTCCTCGCAATGGCGCAGATCAAACACACGCTTCTTCCCATGCACCAGCGCAAAGCGGTCCAACAGCGGGCGCAGCGCTGCGGAAGCATCCAACCGGGAAGGTGCGGAAACCTCAGCCTCCACAACGGCAGGCACCTCTGTCACCGGCATAACGCCGACCGGCACCGGCACCTCATCCACACGCCGCTGCCGCTCCGCCACAAACTGCCTCGCCGCCTCGGCAGACCAGCCATCCTTTTCAAACGCATCTGCCACATCCCAGCCATCCGGCAGCGTACCCACCTGCGGCAGTTCCAGCCTCCACAGCTCGCACCCCAGGCCCGCCAGCAGCGCGCCAATCTGCACCATCGCCTTCAGCCCCGGCTGCGCCTCGGCAGCCAAGAACGGCTTGCAGCCCGGGTCCACGCCCTCAGCCTTCTCCGCCTTCGTCAACGGAGCGCGCTTGCAGTCCGCATCCGGCCACTGCACCACCCGCCGCCCGGCCAGCGGCGACCAATCCACCTTCGCCACCGCCTTACTGCCACCCGGCCACGACACCACCACAAACTCATCCAGATGCGCAGCCGCCACATCCTTGCACTTCTCCCCCTCCACCAGCAGCACCGGCGCATCCGGCCTTGCCGCCAGCGCATCAAGCCCATACAACGGCCGCGGCTCCGGGAAACTCAGCCAACGCCACTCCGTCTGCCCCGTCTCCTCATGCCGGCAGAAAGTATGCGGCACATCATCCTTCCCGCCATCGCTGGTCACAAAGCGCATCACCGCGCCCAGCAGCCGGCCCGCGCCATCGCGGTACACCGCCACCCGCTGCGGCATGCCGCGCATCACATGCGCCTTATGCATCAGCGGTGCATCCTCCGGCACAGGCAGCACCGGCGCCCAAGGCGTGCTTTTCTTCGGCTTGGCCGCCTCCAACGCCGGCGGCGCGTCGGAATACACCTCGCTATCCGGCAACCCAAGCGCCTGCGCCAGCTCCCGCGCTGCCTCCACCTGCGTGCGCAAGCCAAACAAGTAGGCATACAAGCTCACCAAGTCGCCACCCGCATCGCCTAGCGCAAAATCGCTCCAGGCACCAGTCTTCAGGTTCACCTTGAACGAGCCCGGGTGCTTATCCCGCCGCGTCGGATTGGTAGCCACCCACTCCAATGATTCACGCTTGCCATCCCGCAGCCAGGCACCCACCAACTCTGCAGCCCGGTCCAGCGCACGATCCGCCACAATTCCAATGTTCACCCGCCGCGGCACCGGTAGTTCACTCACCTTGCTTTCCCACTCCATCCGCACCTCCAGCCACCAGCTCGCAGAGCCAAAGGATTCTCAAATGGCATGCCCGCGGATATGCTACTCACCTCCGCGAGCGCGCCGCGCACGCACTTCCGTGACAACAAAATAAGGCCATTCCCATGCTGAGCCGCGATCTTCAGATCAATATCCTGACCGCCCTGCTGCCGCACTACCCCAAGCGCATCGAAGTGTGCGATTTCAAAAACAAGGTCAACGCGTCACCCGACGATCTGCTAGCAAACGTCTTCTACCTGGCCGAACACAAATTGGTCGAAGTAGTCAGCAACGACTACGCCACAGAATTCCGAGACCTCGCGCCCAGCGACGATATTGAAAACTTCTACGGCTTCTACATCCGCATCACCCACATCGGCGTGGATGAAATAGCCGATGAAGAAGGCGAATCTGGCCTTTTCGTCAAAGTCGAAACCGCTCCAGTCAGCGTTACGCCAGCCAGCGGAGAAGAAGGGAAGAGAAAACCACTGAAAGACCACCTGTAAGCAGCTCATCGCCTCTCCCACAAACGCCTAACCGCCCTCTCCATCCGCGCCCGCGCCGCCTCTCCTTGCTCAGCTTCAAGCAAGGCCAGGGCTGCGCGACGCGCGGAGATCGATGGCAACCAGGCAATCCGCGCCGCCTCCTGCTGAAATGCCAAATCCCAGCTCTCCACGTAGCTGGCCGGCCCATCAAACACCTGTCCGGACAGCCCCGCAGTCGGCAACCACGCCTCACCCATCGCCGCGCCCTCCTCGTATCAGCGGCCGCGCAGCGCCTGGGCCAGCAAGCGGCGGATACGCCGGCGCCGTTGGCGGCGGTATGCCTCGCTGCCCTTCCACGCCTCCTGCCGCTGGCGGCCGCGGTCCGCTTGCTCCGCCTCCCGCTGCACCAGCGCCTCGCGCCTGGCCACCTCATCAAACGTCGGATCGCGGTGCATCCTTCTGCCCCTCCAGGTAAGCCGCCAGCTCGCGCAGCAACGCCCGGCCAGCCTGCCGGCGCTGATGTGCCGGCAGTTGACGGATGCGCCACGCCTGGCGCCGGATCAAGTGCAGATGAAATGCGCCGCGCCGCGTCATTGCGCCGTCTTCACCACTTCCGCCGTGCCGTACACCCGGTACGTCAACGACAAGAAGCGCAAGATCTGCACATAGGCCGCATGGCCCTGAGCATCCAGCTTCGCCTTCTCCCCTTCGTCGATCTGGCCATCGTTCTGGATAAACTCGTTCATCTGGGTCAGCAGGGTGCCCAGCGCCGCATGGATCTTGTTCGCCTCCACCAGCAAGTCCTGGTTGTCCAAGCAAACCTCCGTCGGCGGCAGCATCAAAAACGCCCCACCCAGCTCCCGCGCCATGGCGCTCACCGTATGCCGCCCACCGCTGGACAGCTGCAACATCACCAGCTCCTCCGGCCTCAAATGCTGGCCCTTGAAATGCACCAGCTTGTGCCGCAGGCCCTGCGCGCTGCCGCACACCACCCGGCTAAGCGACTCTTGCGAGTGAGGCCACCGCGCCACGTCCTCACGGATGGCATCATCTAGGCTGAAATCGTCCATCTACCGCTCCTCTCCCAACAGGTAGGAAAATCAAGGTTCCAGACACGCTGTCAGCCCGCTATGCTGACGGCAAACATAAAAAGGCCGGTGCCCAAGCACCGGCAAACCGCAGACTCAAAGGCCCGAGTCCACGCGGGAGAAAACCTCAGCGCCAGCGGCGCGCAGCACAGACCACTCCACAGTCGAATCCATCTCTTCACAACGTCTGCGCCCGGCCGTTAGCCGTTCAACTGTCGGGCACCAACGCGGCGGAATCCGGCCACGCGATATCCAGTTCGAAACCGAGCTCAGCGAGGAATCGCAAGCTCGTGCGACAACAGCCGTTCCGCCGGCATCTTCGATGATGGATTTGATGATGATAGGGTTCATGACCCCATGATGTACACGATTTGTTTACTAGTCAAGATTGATCTTAAGAAAATGACACAAATTGAATCTTGAGGAAGGAGTTCACGAAATGAACAATTAGTAGATAAGGAGCATCAAATGATCGACATCGGCGCACGCATCAAGACTGAGCGAAACAAGCAACGGCTCGTCCTAAAAGACATATCAGAAAAACTCGGATGGCAGCACACCTCCAGGCTGAGCCAGTACGAGCGAAACGAACGAGAGCCAACATTGGGCGTGCTCGAACAAATTGCCGACGTCATGGGAATTAGTCTACAAACCCTTCTTTTCGGGGAAGAGCTGAAGCAGAAACAGGTCACAAGCCTAGATACTGATGACTTCATCTTGACCCCGCTTTGCACTCTGACTTGCAAAGACGGACTTCCATCATGGAATGCTTCCAGCACTTACATCCCGATCAGTAAAGCAACGCACCAAAGCTCACCTACATCACAGCAATACTTGCGTGCAATACAGGTAGAAAATGATCAAATGGAGCCCTACCTACAGAAAGGTGATATAGCGATCCTGGACACTACTGACCAGACCATTGCCGACGGCTCCGTATATCTGCTCGGTTATAGCGAGACCTGGTCTATTCGTCGCATCTACACCTCCCCGGACGGCGGCCTGATCCTCAGCGCAGACAATCCCAAACACCCTGCAATGCAAGCCTCGAGGCCTTCAATTGCAATCCTTGGCAGAATCATCTGGAGGGGTGGCTAAGCCCCCTTCGGAAACCTCACCAGCCGGCACTGCGCCGGCTTTTTTTCTACTTTAAGTTGCAAAAAGTGAACATAAAGTTCACACATTGAGTTCTTTGGGCAGAAATCATCTTGCATCAAGTACGCATTTTGTGCTTTTATAGTTACACAAATTGTTTACTTGGAGCAGAGCAATGTCCATTGCCATCTTCAACCTTACCGACAGCCTCGCCCGTCATCTTCGGCACAACGGCTGGGTCATCAAGTCCCCTCGCTTCATCCATGGCCAGCCAGTCTTTACCGCCATCCGCAGGGGCTGACCATGGCCCAATTCTTCCCCGATCCCGAATACATCGAACGCCGCGCCAAGCTGCGCAGCGACGAGATAGCAGCGCGCCCGCTGGCGCCTGCCGTCAGCGAAGCCGATCGCCGCCGCGCACAGGCTCGCCGTGAAATCGAAAACCGCCGCATCGAGCGAGAGGCGCAACAGCAATGACCGCCCGTGAAATCCTCCACGCCCTGGGCGTGGGCTTCCTCCGCGGCCTCAGCGGCGGCGCCGCCTTTCTGGCGCTGCTGATCGCCGCGGAATACATCACCAACGGCCTGAAGTGGGGCCACTTCTAAGGAGCAAGCCATGAAAACCCTGCTCATCACCGGCGGCAAAGCCGGCGCACACGCCATCTACGCCGCGGCCCATGTCGCCGCCCAGCTGGCGCTTCAGCATCACAACTACCACGCCACCATCGTGAGCAACGGCTCCCGCTCCGCCGCCGCCGCGCCCATCCAGCCGGTAGGCCGGCTGCGCATCGTGGCATGCGATGGCCGCGCACATCGCCTCACCGCTGACGCCGTCATCAACCTGGACCACTACCTCTACCCCAACGGCCGACAGCTCACCTTCCATATCCGTGAAACCGTGGATCACCTGGTGGCCGGCACCCCGCCCCATCTGCTGTGGCTGCATCGCCATCGGCCCAACCTAGGCGCCGCCGGCCAGCAACCCTCCAAGCGCCCCAGCCGCCGCCAGCAAGCCAGCGCTCGCCCCGCGCGCCAGCGCCACGCAGTTTGATCCGCCGGCCGGCGCGCCGGCCCACACATCCGGAGATGAACATGCACCACGCTCAAAACAACGACGCCACCCCGCTGTTTGCCCGCACCGCGGAGCGCCTGGCCAAGGAATACTTGTGCAACCTCCATGCGCTGCAGCACATGAAGTCCGAGATTGACCGCTGCGATCGCATCGCCGCGGACATCGCCAGCCACGGCCTCAGCGTTACACCGCTGTACTCCGCGCATACCGGGCTGGAAATCTACGTGCGCGACGCGGACGACGAGCAAGCCCACCGCGCCATCGTGCAAGCTGCGCAGAGCGCGGAGCTCAACGTGTTGCCGCAGCCAGGATCAACCAGCTACCTACTGCTCCCCACCTTGGCCACGCCGGGCAACCCGCGCGCCATCACCGTGTGGAGAGCCTGATGTTGCAAAGCCTGGAGGAATGGTCTGCCTGCCAATTTGGGCGACACGCGCCAGGCTTGGCAACGCTGCGCCGCTGGGCCCGGGATGGTCTCATCTTTCCGCCTGCCCAGAAGGTGGGCCGCAAATGGCTTGTTGAGCCCAGCGCGGCCTACCTGCCGGCCGGCAATCTGGTTCCCGTTCTGCCCACCGCGGCGATGCTCCAACGCAACCCGCTCATCAAACGCATCATGGAGAGGCAAAATGGCCCGGCGTCGCACCTTTCAAAACCGAAACCTGCCCGCTAACCTCTACAACCGAAACGGCTATTTCGCCTGGCGCGATCCTCGCGACGGCAAAGAGTACGGCTTGGGGAGAGATAGAAGCGCCGCGGTGGACCAGGCGCTGGAAGCCAACCTGCTCATCTCCAGCTTGCACAGCCCGGCGCGTCTGGTAGACCGTCTTACCGGCGCCGCCAATCGCACTTGCTACGACTGGTATCTGCGCTACCTGGACATCCTGGAAAAGCGCAAGGTCAAGCCAGGCAGCCTGATTTCCGCCAAAGACCAGTTGCGCGCCGCGATGCGCACCTGGGGCGATCGCACCTTGGAAAGCATTACCGTGTTAGACGTAGCAGATTTGCTCAAGACATGGACAGAGGCCGGCAAGGAGCGCATGGCCAGCATGGTGCGCAGCCGCCTGGTGGACTACTTCCGCGAAGCCATCGCCGCCGGCTGGATTCACCACAACCCAGCCGAAGCCACCAAGGTGCACGGCGTCCGCACCAAGCGCCAGCGCCTCACCAAAGAAATGTTCCTGGCCATCCTGGCACAGGCAGAACAAGACAAGCAGCGCACTTGGGCCGCCAGCGCCTTCAAGCTGGCGCTCATCAGCGGCCAGCGCCGCGAGGACGTGGCGAGCATGGCGCCGGAAGACGTGCGAGACAGCCACCTCCACGTGATCCAAGAAAAAACCGGCATGATGCTGCGCCTGCCGCTGACGCTGAAAATAGACCTGCTGCCGCAGACCTTGGGCGAAGTGATCGAGGAATGCCTGGCCGGCAACATCCCCAATCCGCAAACCTTCATCCACGCCCGGAAAATCGCCCTGCGCACCCAGCCAGGCCAAACCCTACGCCCCGCCCTCATCACCCGAGCCTTCGCCGACGCCCGAGACCGCGCCGGCTTTGGCAACGACGCCAACCCCGCCACCTTCCACGAAATCCGCTCGCTATCCAGCCGCCTCTACGAAGCCACCCACGGCAAAGGCTTTGCCCAGCGACTGCTGGGCCATAAGAGCGCCAATACAACCGACCTGTATCTGGACGCGCGCGGGGCGGAGTGGGTGACCATTCACCACAAAGAACAATAGGCATAAAGAAATAAATCAAACTTACAATTCAATCACAGATGAAATTGCAGTTGCACACCCTCGCCAATCCATACATCATATTGTCATTTATGTCAGCTATCGACTACACGCGAGGGAAATATGCAATATTTGGCGTTCTACAATCTAACTATAAAAGATATTTCCTCCAAAAAAGAAAAGAAAGTTAACGCCTTCTCTCCCCAAAAAGACATTTTACAAACACTTCACCAATACGTCCAAGACAACAAAAATAAACCACAAAGCCACACTGAAGAGGAAAATACTGGACGTTATACAAGCACAGTATCCGAGTATAAAATCTCAAGAGTCGACTTATACAACCGCTACACATGTGGGCTAATAGAGACCGGCGGCAGTGGCACATCATCTAGAGTGATGGACATTTCCAAAATCAATAAACAAAAAGATAAAGATAAGCTAATTCCATATACAACAAAGAAAAGTGATGCGCTAATGACTCCATTTACTTTTCTCGTTCTGGCTCCAGAGGGAAGCACAAGAGCAATACTTGCACTACAAAAAAATGGCAATACTGGCATTAAAGGGTATTTTCAAAAAACCTTTATTGACTTTTTCCACAAAGCATACCCTGGCTTAAGAATTGAACTTGGCCGTGTATCTCCCGCTCAAGCATTAGAGCAGGTATTACGTAACGGTATAATTAAGAACTTTAGATTTTTAAAAAAACAAATACCGAAAGATGTAGCTGACAGAATTAAAGCCTACGATGCTGACGCTGAGCCTGACGAAATGGAAATTGTCATAAAAGCCCGCAAACGGCACAGCTTATTAGGAGGCGGAGTCCTAGGTACGTTAATCAAATCAGGAAATGCAGATTTTAAATCCATCATAACTTTTCCTGACTTTGACTGTGACACCGTAAAAGTAGATGTTGTAATCGGCGGCAAACCTAGACGTATCGATCTCGGTAAACTTGGCACTCTAATTGCAAACATTGAGATTTCCGATGACATTGAATATGACATGGATACAGGGCATCCACATCACGACAGCGTCGTCAAAACGGCTCTCGAAATTGCCAACGGGATGGTTTAAATGCTAGAAAAAATAAACATCACCGCCATAGTCAAAGAACATCTTCAAACGCTGAAGCGTGGCTCATGTACCGAGATTAGCACATGGGAGGTTACTCTTTTCTTTGCCATTCCAATAGTTATTGCATTGCCACTTGCCATTTACTTTGACATTAGCTCCGACTTTGTCAATGGAATAGTAACAGCTGCATCCATATTTGCTGGTTTGTTGCTCAACCTCTTAGTATTAATTTACACCGTTCTTTCAAGGCAGCGCCAACCAGCAAAAAATGACAAAGAAAAGCAAAGGCTCGTAATATTTAAGCAGGTGCTAAAAGAAACATTTGCAAACATTAGCTTCTGCATACTGACATCAGTCATATTGGTGGCTGTCTGCCTTCTTTCTTATATAAAGGGTGGGATTTTCCCAAAGGGAAATCATTTCCTAATATACTTCCTTATTAGTCAGCTCATATTGACATTATTAATGATTCTAAAGAGAATACACAAGTTATTTGATTTTGAGATTAGCAATCAAGAAGAAAGTGATACCACAAAAAAATAGACAAATCCTGCTAATTCTTTCACAGAATAATTCATCTGCTTAACCACCATGTTTACCAACTAACTGTTGGAACCTACACAATCAATAGGAACCCGAACACACGTTCAGACAGGGCGAGCGGTATTCATGTAGTTGCATCAACTACAGTTTCAGCTCCACTTTTAGTTTCGGCTTCATAATGCATCAGCGCACCCTCAATTAATTTCAGCAATGGCCGAAAACCACTGAAATCTATCTCTTTCCGATATTTCCTGACATGCTCAGCAAGCTTTGTTTTACCCACCTCCGCATTGCTCCCTACACCTTTGTTATTTAAATTAATATCTTTTCCACCAACTTTAGAATTCAGTACTTTTTCAGGCAACAGACCCTCAATGGCCACATCCCCCCCTTTCCCTTTTGGAATAGGAATGACATATAGACTAGGCCTTGTAAAGTAAAAACCTTCCTCAGCATCGGCACCGGCCCCGAACTCCGACCTATTTACTTCTTCAGAATTACCTTTAAGCCAAGACCTAATACCACCAGAGCCTTTAGCGCCAGAGTCATTATCAATAACAACAATGATCGGATTGCTAGGCCTTTCTCTAAATGTCTTAACAACACGAGGCTTGTAATTAATAAGGAATTTCTTAATATCCCCTGTACCACCACCCATGCCCAACAAATGCCTCATTTTTGTCGAGTGATTAAAGAATTTTAACTTCAGTCTTTTTGCATCATCTATGCTATGAAGCATTGCAAACTCACCAGCAAGGCTTGCAAGAGCACACCTTATATAAACATCATCGGTAACACCCTCGCAGATGACATAAGGCCCCTCAGATTTACAAAACAATGTATAGAAAAGAAACTTTCGATACACTTCTTCCCTGGCGGTATACACAATTTCTTTATCTTTGGATATTGTTTTTTCCCCCGCATCCCAATTTAGGTTTGCCATATCAACATTGTAAATGTGATTCAGCATTCCATCCAACTGTTGCACTTTGCCAGGAATTTCAACTGAGGCAACTTGCTCATTGACAATAACATTTCGCTTAAAATAAAACTGACCATTCCTAATTAAGGAATAAACCATGTTTCTTACTTGACCCCGATACTCATCTCTCGTACTCACCCGCTTATTAACAATAAGCCCCGTCACCTCTTGGCGAGAGGTTTTATACATAACTCTTGTTTTATTATCATTAATTTCAAATCCACTTCGCAAGACAATAGACTCTAATTCCCTGCTAACATCCCATTCATGAGTAAATTGGTCTTTTAAAGCTATTTCTTCTGGGAAGGAAGTCTTATTTGTCGAAAAAGTAATATCATCAGCATATCTTGTATAAAAGCAACCGCTTTTCTTTGCTAAAGAAAGCAGCCTCAAATCTAATGACCTAAGAATAAGGTTTGAAATCACTGGAGAGGTAGGAGCCCCCTGTGGCAACATACCATCATGACAAGAAATTTGGGCTATCGCAGTAGCAACATCAGGATTAAGAGAAAAATCCTTGTTTTTAATGAAGTATCCTCTTACTCGGCCAAAGTTTATAGAAGGAAAGAAGTCCTTTAAATCTAAATTAAGAATTTTCCTTCTCTTTTGATGCATTAGGGCATTTGTAATAACCGAGTGCTTCGGCCGGAAGCCATGAGATATGGATTTTTTAAAATCGTTCCCTCCATACAAGCTCTGGTAGCACTCTGTCAAAATCTTGCACAGTCGTTGTTGCAACGTTTTCAGACTAGGACATGGTGCCGCAATCAGCCTTACACCGCCCATTTTCTTAGGGATTGAAAACTCAACATACTTTTCTTCACTTGGCTTTTTAAATAAGACATATGTCAATGAAGATGGTTTAAAACCAAGAAGCTCGGCAAGATCAGCTCTGGTCTCGCAAGCTTTAAGCTTATCCATATTATTCATTTTATTTTGAGCGCATAGGATCAAACAACTGCAGAGAGGGGGGGAAGGTAGGTGGCTTGCAAATACTCTTTATGCGGTTATTTGCACAGGAATGCCCAATGTCACCGAGATACCGAGCTATACTATCCAGCATTATTATCACTTACCACGATACGCGGTAAAAAAATCTATTTGCAAGCCAGGCCTCAAACATACATCATTACGACGCATGCATGCAAGATTTTTTGACTTCACTACATCGACTCACTATGACTAGCACAGCCAGAACTTGGGCATTTACTCCCAAAAACAAAATAAAGAGGACAGTACTTCACCAACAAGTCGGCGGCGGTCGGCAAGGTGGCATTTCTCCCTCTGCACAATCAAAAAATGTGCTTATATTTTCAGATTTGAAAGCTGGTGCAACGCACGGCTACATCATGGACGGATGGAAAGACGATGGCCTCTTCCACTACACCGGAGAAGGTCAAAAGGGCGACCAGCTCTTCATCAAAGGCAACAAGGCCATCCTGAATCACGCACAGGACGGGCGCGCATTACGCGTGTTTGACGGTGTCCGTGGCACGGTCACCTACATGGGCGAGTTTGAGCTGGACGCGTCCCAACCCTACTACTACGCCGAGGCACCAGAGACCAACAACGGCCCTCTACGCAAAGTGATCGTGTTTCGCTTGCGACCAGTGGGCACCGGTGCCACGGTGCAAACCAGCCCAGCAAGTACGCATGTTGTTGACGTTCCCATCGAAGCCAGCAACACCGAAACCTTCAGGATCAAAGCCAGCGACGTCCAAAGGGAAGCCGAGCGCCGCGAGAGCGCCCTCGTCCAGCGCTTTATCGCCTTCATGAAGTCCCAAGGCATCACCCAGGCCATACGCAAGAAGATCACTCCGCCAGGCGAGAGCAGCCCGCTTTTCTGTGACATCTTCTTTCCCGAGATCGGCTTACTTGTAGAGGCGAAAGGCACAGCGGATCGCAATGCCATACGCATGGCCGTTGGGCAGCTATTGGACTATCGCCGACACATTCCGGAAGCAAAACGAATTGCTATTCTTATCCCCAATAAAATTGAGTCCGATTTATTGGATTTTTCAATGCAATGTAAGGCTGAAATTTTTTTTGAAGATAGTGGCTTAGATTTTCATCATCTAAAAGTGCAAATCTAGTCAACATAATTTCACAGGGTAAAATATGAACTCCGATCAGCTAGGCGAAAAGGGCGAGAATAGATTTGGTGAAATCTGTGCAGATGCGGGCCTAATTTGTAACAAAACCACGAGAGATAGGGCTGGCTGGGACTTCATTGTAGACTTCCCGATATCGGAGCAAGAAGAACTTTCAATGGACCATCGCGCAGGCCCTATTTCTTGCACAGTACAACTAAAAACCATTATGGAAAGAAACAACACCATCTCAATGCGATTAAGCATGGCAGAAAGACTAGCAAAAGATAATAAACCATGCTTCGTCTATGTATTCAAAGTAAATAAAGAATTAAATTTTTCCGACTCCTATCTTGTTCACATACACGGCGCACGATTAGAAGCGATATTAAAACGACTCAGAAAAGAAACCCAGAAAAACAATCGAAGCATAAATCATTTAAAAATATCCTTTACACTTGATGAGAGTGAGAAGATTGAATATGGTGGAAATGCTTTCAAAAATGCCATTGAAAAGTATTGCAAAAATGGAATGCATAAGTATCAAGCTGAAAAGAATACATATAGAAATTGTGTAGGATTCGCATCACACCCCATAGAGGTCAAGGTAACTATTGAGGCAGAGCATGAAACTAAGCTCATAGACTCCTTCCTTGAGGAAGGCATATCAATTCCTGTAACCGAATTGAAGTCATATGAGACAAGATTTGGAATAAAACTACCCCTTCACGAAGGCATCAGTGAAAGCATACAAATAACGCCCAATCCCGCGGGTGAATGCTATTTACTTTTTAGAAATGAAGACTCCCCTAAACCCATCAAAGTAAAAGCTGTTCTCTACCTCACACCCACATCGTTCACGATACAAAAAATCGTATTAAAAACAAAGTCATTCAATATTTTCATTGAAAAAAATGACGTATCAACAAGAAAATATTTTCAACTAAATGATATTGGCAACTTAAGGCTTACATGTTCCGAATGGCTTCAGTTTTGGAGAGTTATGCAATGCATAGCAGATCCCACCGGGATTATGGAGTTAATACAAGAGTCAAATCATATTCAGATTGATTTCAAGTTCCAACAAGAATCGCCGTATTCACTTCATGAGTGTAAGTCCTGGGAAAGATATTTATTGAATTTAATAAAAATACTTGAGACCGCCACTGTGGAGAATGAGGAAGACGTAACAATGGAAGAGCTGGCAAAAAATCAGGACATATGCGCTAGGCTGTGCAATATATTTTTCCAAGAGAGCCCAGGAATAACTGATAATTTTGACTTTGACTATCCTGAACTTCCTAGCCTGCATGAAAAACCCGCAATAATAGCTGAGTCTTTACATGTTGCAGGAGCTTTGATTGCATATTACGCAAAAGCAATTATCAAGATAAACAACAATAATAAAAATGGGCGATTAAGATTGGAAAATGTAAAATTTTGCAAAGCAAACCATCTTCAGAAAAAAGAAAACTTTGAAAAATTTATAAACCACGCCAAGTCAAGAGAAGGAATCGATATCGTATTTTCAATAAATTAACATCGCTAGAAACAGTGTGTCCACTCTGGCCATGCACACTAGCTCTGGGTTGATAATGTTGAAACTACATCAAACAATTCATCAGCAACCTTTTATCATCATAATGTAATCCGAGATCTAAGCAGGCTGAGCAAAGCCCAACATGGGTTTTGACTCACTCAGCGATAAGAGGAACGAGATGAGCTACTGCTACAAACATTAAAACCGGCTTATGCCGGTTTTTTTGCAGTAAGACCCGTTCCACTCACCCCTGTAAGCTGATAGGTACAAGAGCGCACACGATGCAAGCTCACTGTACCAGCTACGCCACACTCTTCAGATATCGCCGTTTCGGACGAAAGTTGGAGAGCACTTGAGGAGTTCTGGAATTATTAATTAAAATCAAAAGGTTACAGTCACATTGCCAAACGGATGTTGTAAGTGCATATCGTTATGCTTTTCATATGATTATCAATGACTTGAAGCAACCATCCAAAGTTAAGCCTCAGCAAAGCGGCGCCCATCGATTCATTAAAAATCAAATCCTCGCGCAGCGCTTCCAGCCTGAGCATGTGAACCAGCTTTCTACATTTTACGACACGCCCCGGCATCCGATGCGAGCCGCCGCCGCGCGCCCGTCATTCGGAATAGACCACCTCGCCATGCAAGCTCAAACCGCGGGCGCATAAAGTCGCCGCTCATCGAATTCCGCTTGGCAAACAGGCGGAGCCTATAGTAATTTGAATTTGTACAATTTCAAAAATGACCTCCATGGACATTCCTATCCATCGCCAGCCAGCCGTCATCCCCATGGCAGGGCACCCGGTGCGCGCCGGCTTTCCGTCTCCGGCCAGCGACCACATGGATAACGCCATCAACCTGCACGACTACCTGGTGGCCGACCCGCAGGCCACCTTCATGGTGCGGGTGCGGGGCGACTCGATGCGCGACGCCGGCATCCTGGACAACGACATCCTGGTGGTCGACAAAGGCCTGCCGCCCCGGCATGGCGATATCGTGATCGCCGTGATCGACGGCGAGTTCACCGTCAAGCGGCTGCACCGCAAGGAAGGCCGCTGCATGCTTCTTGCCGCCAATCCGGCCTACCCGCCCATAGAGCTCGGGGATGGCCAGGAGTTGCAGATCTGGGGCGTGGTGACCGCCTGCGTGAGGAAGCTGAAGTGAGCGTTTTCGCCCTGGTGGACGGCAATAATTTCTACGCCAGCTGCGAAAGGGTGTTCCGGCCCGACCTGACGGACAAGCCCATCGTGGTGCTGAGCAACAACGACGGCTGCGTGGTGGCCGCCAGCGCCGAAGCCAAGGCGCTGGGCTTCCAGATGTTTGGCCCTTACTTTGAAATCGCCGGCTTGTGCCGGAAACACGGCGTCACGGTGTTTTCCAGCAATTACGCGCTGTACGGCGACATGAGCCGGCGCATGATGGCGATACTGGCCCAGCACGCCCCCAGCCAGGAAGTCTATTCGATTGACGAGTGCTTCCTGGATCTGGCCGGCGTGTCCGACACCGATGCGCTGGCTCGGCGGATGCGGGAAGACGTATGGCGCCGCATCGGCATTCCGGTCAGCGTCGGCATCGGCCCCAGCAAAACGCTGGCCAAGCTGGCCAACCACGTTTCCAAGCGGGTGGAGGGCTGGGACGACGGCGTATTCGACTGGAGCTGGCTCTCCCCGGCCGAAACCGACGCGCTGATGGCGCGGCTGCCGGTCGGCAAGGTCTGGGGCGTCGGCCGCAGGTTGGCGGCCAAGCTGATCGACGAACATATCGATACCGCCCTGAAGCTGAAGCGCGCCGACCCGCGCTGGCTGCAGCGGAATTTCAGCGTGACGCTGGAACGCACGGCGGCGGAGCTGAACGGCGCCAGCTGCCTTAGCCTGGAAGACGCGGCGCAGCCGCGCCAGCAGATCATCTCCAGCCGCTCCTTCGGCGAAAAAACCGCCGACCTCGCCGTGCTCACCGCCGCCGTCAGCCATCACATCGCCCGCGCCGGCGAAAAGCTGCGCGAACAAGGCAGCGCGGCGCGGCTGGTCGGCGTCAGCGTGCGCACCAGCCCTTTCGGCGACGATCCCTACCATGGCTACACCGTGGTGCCGCTGGTCCACCCCAGCGACGACACCATGGCGCTGGCGGGCGCCGCGCTGGCCGGCCTGCGCGCCGTCTACCGCCGCGGCCTGCGTTATCAGAAAGCCGGCGTGGTGCTGATGGAGCTGTCCCCGCGCGAGCGGCGGCAGGCCGACTTGTTCGCCGCCGCGCCGGATCCACGCCGGCAGCGGCTGATGCGGACGCTGGATTCGATCAACCAGACCTACGGCCACGGTTGCGTCAAACTGGCGTCCGAAGCGCTGACGCCCAATTGGGAAATGCGCCAGGACGTGCGGTCGCCCCGATACACCACCCAACTGAGCGAGCTATTGCTCATCCGCTAGCTCGCATCATCCAGCCAATCAGTATTAAATCAGCCTCTCAATAAAAATAAAAATGAGATATTTAATTCAACCCGCCAAATCACAACCTTGCGCGTAAGCAAAACACACAAGCAAGAAGCCAATCGCACCCCAATTACGCATTTAAACTTAAGCAATTACTCATATGGATAAAGCATGGACATTAACTATCCTTGCTATGGGCACATGCTCATTATTCGAGGAGTCCATCATGGAACAACGCTATGTTCTCCGTTCCACCCAAGACAACCGCTATTGCATCGGCGTCGTCGATGACACCAATGGCGGCAAAGTCGTGCTGGCCAAGTATGAAAGGGGCGGCACCACCCGTACCCGCTGGACCCTGGACCCGTTCACCGGCCTGATTCGCCTAGCTTCGTCGGAACAACTGGTTCTGGACGCCACGCCCCAGACGCAAGGCACCCAACTGACCGTCACCAATTATCAGTTCGGCAAGAAAAGCCAGACTTGGGATTGGGTGAAAAAGCCGCAAACCATCATCAATAGCGGAAACGGCATGGTGGTGGATAACCAGGGCGCCGTGGTGGAGCTGGGCAATCCCATCATTCTGTATGCCGATCACAATGGCAACAACCAGCACTGGGAATTCCAGGTGGTGGAAGTCGCGTTGTTCAAGACAGTCGCCGAAGAGGAAGCCGCAGGCGCGAAATAACATCGCGCGGCCCTTGCCGGCAGGATGTACCAGCAATATCAAGGGAACGATGATTTCCGTACAGGAAACGCCTCGGCGCTTTGCTGCGCCGCCATAACCGCATTGCCCGCGGAAAACGCCGCCTGTTGCTTGGCTGGCAATAACCAGCCCCAAGCATATTTCGATGGCCGGCGAAGTTATTTCAATCCCTTGCGCAAACTCAGCCATTCCTTACCAGGATGTTTGGCAATCCAGAGCGGCGGCCACCCCGCCGCTCATTGCCACTTCAAATGGATCTCATTCCAGGCCCGTGCCGTCAACGCTGCTCTCTCCCGTCGCCCCCGCATGGAACCACGCGCTACCACGCCGCCAACCAGACAACCTAGGCCTCCCAAAGCGCCGGCGCGCCGCCGGAAGCCTGCCATTCCGCCAGCTAATCAGGTCATCCAACAGCTTGGACAACAGCTCCTCCGCGCAGAGCCGGAAGAAAGCCGGTCTCCCGCCACAAGCCCGGCATGCCGTCTCGCGCCGGCATCGCCGCGCCCGCAACTTTCACGCCATGGTCGTAGCGGCCACGCAACAGTGCATGTCTACAACATCTTGTGGCCGTCCAATCATGGGCAACAGCTGCTAGCGTATCCAGCGTTTCCTGCAATTTTCTGACAGCCGCATCCGCGCGCCATTTTATCCGCCAAAAATTTTCCCGCCCCGCAAAGCCAATAACGGCGCGGCTTTCCTCCCCGCGGCCAGATTCCCGGCCAAAGTCAAGACTTGAACTACATCCCCCCCACCACTAGAATTTGGGCAGATTTGACGGTGCTGACGGTACATCTTGTGTTTACCCACAGCCCGCACACAGCTTTTCAACAGAATTGTCCACAAGCTGACCTGTCCTCAAGAACGCAGCGCAGCCGGACGTAAACTTCTCTTTATCGAGGGATACATGCAACTGACCACCTTTGAAGGGCAAACCGCCGCGGAACTCGGCCGCGCAGCAGCGCCGCAAGCCGACTTCAGCCTGTACAAAACCATCCGACGCAATGGCGCGGTGGTGCCGTTCGAACCCGTCAAGATCTCCATCGCCATGACCAAGGCCTTCCTGGCGGTGATGGGGAATCAAGGCGCCACCTCCGCCAGCATCCGCGACAAGGTGGCCCAGCTGACCGAGCAGGTGGTCAACGCGCTGATGCGCCGCAAGCCGGAAGGCGGCGCCATCCACATCGAAGACATCCAGGACCAGGTTGAACTGTCGCTGATGCGCTTCGGCGAGCACGATGTGGCCCGCGCCTACGTGCTGTACCGCGAACAACGCTCGCAAGAGCGCGCCGCCCGCGGCGAAGCGCTGACCAGCGTGCAGATCAACGTGCTGCGCAAGGACGGCCGCAAGCTGCCGCTGGACGTGGCCCGCCTGCGCGCCAACATCGAAGCCGCCAGCAAGAACCTGGCCGGCATCGACGTGGACGCCATCCTGGCCGAAACCCTGAAGAACATCTACGACGGCGTGCCGGAAGAAGAAGTGGGCAAGTCCGCCATCCTGGCCGCCCGCTCGATGATCGAACTGGACCCGGCCTACGATTACGTGACCGCGCGCCTGCTGATGGGCAACATCCGCCTGGAAATCCTGGGCGAAGCCGTGAGCCAGGACGAAATGGGCACGCAATACGCGCCCTACTTCGCCGACTACATCAAGAAGGGCATCGCCGCCGAGCTGCTGGACGAAAAGCTGGCCGAATACGACCTGAAAAAGCTGGGCGCGGCGCTGGACGCCGAACGCGACCTGCAATTCGGCTACCTGGGCCTGCAAACCCTGTACGACCGCTACTTCCTGCACGTGGATGGCACCCGCATCGAAATGCCGCAGGCTTTCTACATGCGCGTCGCCATGGGCCTGGCGCTGAACGAAGTTCACCGCGAAGACCGCGCCATCGAGTTCTACAACGTGCTGTCCAGCTTCGACTTCATGTCGTCCACCCCGACGCTGTTCAACTCCGGCACCCGCCGCAGCCAGCTGTCCAGCTGCTACCTGACCACCATCGCGGATGACCTGGACGGCATCTACGAAGGCATCAAGGAAAACGCGCTGCTGTCCAAGTTCGCCGGCGGCCTGGGCAACGACTGGACCCCGGTGCGCGCCATGGGCTCGCATATCAAGGGCACCAACGGCAAATCGCAAGGCGTGGTGCCGTTCCTGAAAGTGGTGAACGACACCGCCGTCGCCGTGAACCAGGGCGGCAAGCGCAAGGGCGCCGTCTGCGCCTACCTGGAAACCTGGCACGCCGACATCGAGGAATTCCTCGAGCTGCGCAAGAACACCGGCGACGACCGCCGCCGCACCCACGACATGAACACCGCCAACTGGATTCCGGACCTGTTCATGAAGCGCGTGATGGAAGGCGGCGAGTGGAGCCTGTTCTCCCCGTCCGAAACCCCGGACCTGCACGATCTGTACGGCCAGGCTTTCGAAAAGGCCTACAACGCCTACGAAGCCAAAGCCGCGCGCGGCGAACTGAAGGTGCACAAGCGCATCCCGGCCCTGAGCCTGTGGCGCAAGATGCTGACCATGCTGTTTGAAACCGGCCACCCGTGGGTCACTTTCAAGGACCCGTGCAACATCCGCAGCCCGCAGCAGCACATGGGCGTGGTTCACAGCTCCAACCTGTGCACCGAGATCACGCTGAACACCAATGACGACGAAATCGCCGTCTGCAACCTGGGTTCCGTGAATCTGTCCGTGCACCTGAAGGCCGATGGCAGCATGGACGCCGACAAGCTGCAGCGCACCGTCCGCACCGCGCTGCGCATGCTGGACAACGTGATCGACATCAACTTCTACCCGGTGAAGAAGGCGCGCAACTCCAACCTGAAGCACCGTCCGGTAGGCATGGGCGTGATGGGCTTCCAGGACTGCCTGCACATCAAGCGCGTGCCGTACGGCTCCAACGCCGCCGTGGAGTTCGCCGACGAATCCATGGAAATGGTGGCTTACTTCGCCTACCTGGCCTCCACCGAGCTGGCCGAAGAGCGCGGCCGCTACCCGTCGTACAGCGGCAGCCTGTGGGACCGCGGCGTGCTGCCGCACGACAGCATCAACCTGCTGGCGGCCGAGCGCGGCGGCTATCTGGAAGTGGACCGCACCGAGCGCATGGACTGGAACAAGCTGCGCGAGCGCATCAAGCAGCACGGCATGCGCAACAGCAACTGCCTGGCCATCGCCCCGACCGCGACCATCGCCAACATCATCGGCGTGTCCGCGTCCATCGAGCCGACCTACCAGAACCTGTTCGTGAAGTCCAACCTGTCCGGCGAATTCACCGTCACCAACGAATACCTGGTGCGCGACCTGAAGGCCGCCGGCCTGTGGGACGAAGTGATGGTTGCCGACCTGAAATATTTCGACGGCAGCCTGGGCCAGATCGACCGCGTGCCGGCCGAACTGAAAGCCATCTACGCCACCGCCTTCGAAGTGGACCCGAAATGGCTGGTGGAAGCGGCCTCCCGCCGCCAGAAGTGGATCGACCAGGCGCAGTCGCTGAACCTGTACATGGCCGGCGCCTCGGGCAAGAAACTGGACGAGCTGTACAAGCACGCCTGGCTGCGCGGCCTGAAGACCACCTACTACCTGCGCACCCTGGCCGCCACCAGCGCCGAGAAGTCCACCGGCCGCGGCGGCGAGCTGAACGCTGTCTCCAACCAGGCGCAAACCGCGCCGGCAGCCGCGGTGGACAACACCCCGGCCACCGACGCCAAGTTCTGCAGCATCGACAACCCCGATTGCGAGAGCTGCCAGTAAGGCAGGTTGAGCAAACGGCGGTTGCCGCGAAGCGACAACCCGGATCGGACCAGCAGTTCATCGCTGGTCCACAGGCCCAAAGGGCCAGCGAGAGCTGCCAGTAAGGCAGGCTTCGTAGGATGGAACACCCCGCAAGGGGCGTTCCACCGACTCGGACAAGGCCATCCTCAAGCCGCTTGCCAAGCAGGCGGTTTCGGGATGAGCAAACCAGGCCAAGGGCCCGCGCCCGACAGCCAAGAAACAAAACACGTAGGGTGGAACACCCCGCAAGGGGCGTTCCACCGAATGGGCAAAACCTCTCGCGAGGTTAAGCCAACCCGGGAGGCGCAAGCCTCCCCATCCTCAAGCCGCTTGGCCTCCAGGCGGTTTCGGGATGCAAGACCCGGCCCCGCGCGGATAGAAGCGGACTGGAAAAATGCCGTACCCCGACACAGTGACGAGACGAAAGCCCCGCAATGAGCCTGGAAGCATTTTTCGAGCAATACCGACAAGGCTATTCGCAGCTGGACGCAGATGCCGTGATGTCGCACTTCACCGTGCCCTTCACCGCCATCCACCACGGCGACCTGGCCTGCTGGCAAGACATGTATTCATTGCGCGCCACCACCTCGGCCCTGCTGGAGTGGTACAGCGCCCAGGGCTTCGCCGGCGCGGCATACCAAGTGGAAAGCCTGCTGCCGATGGGCAACGACGCGGCCAGCGCCACCCTGATCTGGACTGTGGCGCGCAACGGCCAGCCGCCCTGGCGCTACCGCACCGGCTACCACCTGAAACGGACGGCCGGCCAATGGAAGATTTACGGCGTGGTGCAATACGACACCGCGCCGGAACAGCAGACGATGGCCCAGCCGTCGTCACAGCCGCCAGTCGAAGCCGGCTGACGCGAAACGTGCCGGCCGGGTCCGGCTGGCACGGCAACAGGCAGCGCCATGGGAGGGTCAGATGCAGACATTTGAAAACATCGGCATTACCGGATTTTGCGAAGAAAAATCGCACAACCCGGACAAGCAGTTCCTGCTGTTCAACATGTACCTGCACCTGAGCGCCGCGCCGCCCAACGAGTGGAAAGACTTTTTCAGCGAATCCCGCCGCCTGCCCCGCGCCCAGCTGTGGCGCAAGGCCTGGATAGAAGGCGACACCCTGGTGGTGTACTGCCAGCCGGAAGAGCTGCAGCAGGAAATCGAAGAATTGAAGGAAGACCTGTCGGTGGCCAATCAGCAATACCGCCAATTGCAGGCGCTGCGCATCCAGCGCCGGCGGCTGCAGGAGCAAGTGGAGCAGGAAGAGGCCTGTGAACGCAGCCTGATCCGCCAACTGGCCCAGCAACTGCGCTTTTAGCCGCGGGAGACGCCATGAGCACCACCGCCTATTACCTGCTGCGCAAAAGCGTGAGCGGCCGCAGGCCCCTGGTGGCCGACGCCGGCGCCCACACCCTCAGCGTGCAGGCCGCGCCGCCGGACGAAACACCGTCCGCGCCCGGCAGCATAGAAATCACCCGGCAAAGCCAGCTGCAGCCGGCCCAGGCCATGCAGGCCCAGGCCCCGCAGCCGGAAAAAGCCGTAAAATCCGCATAAGCAACCGCCGCGCCCCGCGCGGCAAAACCAATAATCAGGAGCACCCATGCTGAATTTCGAAGACGCCGTCCCCGCCCCGTCCGCCGCCCCCTCCTCCATGGACGCCCATGGCAACGGCCGCGTAAACGTGGTGGACAAGAAGGTGATCAACGGCACAACCGACGTCAACCAGCTGGTACCGTTCAAGCACAAATGGGCTTGGGAAAAGTACCTGGCGCAGTGCGCCAACCACTGGATGCCGCAGGAAGTGAACATGCAGCGCGACATCGAACAATGGAAAACCGGCCAGCTGACCGAGGACGAAATGCGCGTCGTCAAGCGCAACCTGGGCTTCTTCGTCACCGCCGACTCCCTGGCCGCCAACAACATCGTGCTGGGCACCTATCGCCAGATCACCAGCCCTGAATGCCGCCAGTTCCTGCTGCGCCAGGCCTTTGACGAAGCCATCCACACCCACGCCTACCAATACATCGTGGAAAGCCTGGGCCTGGACGAAGGCGAAGTGTTCAACGCCTATCACGAAGTGAAGTCCATCCGCGACAAGGACGAATTCCTGATCCCGTTCATCGACGTGCTGTGCAACCCGGAATTCAAGACCGGCACCGTCGAAAACGACCAGAAGCTGCTGAAGTCCCTGATCGTGTTCGCCTGCATCATGGAAGGCCTGTTCTTCTATGTCGGCTTCGTGCAGATCCTGGCCCTGGGCCGCCAAAACAAGATGACCGGCGCCGCCGAGCAGTACCAGTACATCCTGCGCGACGAGTCCATGCATTGTAATTTTGGTATTGACCTGATCAACACCATCAAGCTGGAAAACCCGCTGCTGTGGACCGACAGCTTCAAGGCCGAGATCGTGGAGCTTTTCAAGCAAGCCGTTGAACTGGAATACGCCTACGCCGAAGACACCATGCCGCGCGGCGTGCTGGGCCTGAACGCCAGCATGTTCAAGGAATACCTGCGCTTCATCGCCAACCGCCGCATGCAGCAGATTGGCCTGGACCCGCTGTTCCCGGGCGTGAACAACCCCTTCCCGTGGATGAGCGAGATGATCGACTTGAAGAAAGAGAAGAACTTCTTTGAGACGCGGGTGACGGAATATCAGACTGGCGGGGCGTTGAGCTGGGATTAA